TTTCTTACCTCCTTGCCTTAATATTCTCCTTTGTAACCAAAGGAATCCTGAATTTACTTACCATTGCAAAGTACAACTTTGTAATCGTCTTTCACATCAATAGTGACTTCTCTCTGAAATTTTCCTTCCTTATCATAGAAGGATAAATAATATCTGTTACCACGCTGTTCTAAAACAACATCCTCGTTCTCAAATAGTTGAACTCGTTTCTGTTTCTGCACTGGTTTATTCTCTGTCTTAACGAATGGTGATTTTATTTCTTCAAGAATACAAGTAATATCATCATCTAATTTGTTATCATCGGTTATATGTTTATCAACAATTCTAATCACATCACTCTCAAGTAGTAATCTGTTTGCCATTTTTAACATTCTCCTTTCCACTCATTCAAACAATAAAAATCATTAATCTGATTATCCAACTTTCTAACCTTCTCACTTAATTCAGACTCTTTCTTCTTACTATCTGTTTTCTGACACTTCTTCCATAATTCTTTACGCTGCTTAGTCAATTCATTGTATTTGTCCGATACATCAATCTCATCCACAACTTCAATCTCAATCTTTTCGCCACAGTGAGGACAGAACTGAATTGGATAATTATCTGTCTGTTCAAATTCATCACCCCAAGAGTTAAATGTTTCGGTGTATGAATTACAAAATTGAGGAATTATATTATCATCTGAATCTCTTAATACTAATCCAAAAATATCATTACATACCAAATCTTCACCTGTAAAAACAATAGCTTTATCATTCTGAATCTTATCGCAACAATGTGTAAATGGTTTGTACTTATACGAATAAGTGTCATTAAATTTCAATTTGATTAAATCTATCTTCATATCTTTATTCTCCTAAACATCTTCCACACCAAGGACAACATGCAATATACTCTTTCTGATGAACAAATCCATCGTCATATTCATCCCATTCTGATGTTTCTATATCCAAATAATATTCATTCGTCAATGGATCTACATATATTCGATTATCAGGTGAGTCATAATCACAACGATTACACATACACTTACCTCGCTTTATCACATTCGTTAAAATCTAAAAGCATCTTATATTTATATTCTCCAAATCTTTCTTTTCAACGCTGCTTTGCTTTATCAGTATCCCAACTAAAGGGCATCATATGATAATTGATAAGGAGACATATATCTAAGACAGCCTTATTAAACCCTTCCATTAAATTCTCTAAAACCAAATAACAGCCGACAGATGGGTGGTCATAATAATGAGCTATACCATTTTCATCAATTGTCTGGCAGTATAGTTTGCCATAATCATGAAGAACTGCTCCAATATTGTATTCAGCTTTATGTCCTTTTTCTGTAAATAAATCATATGTATTAAAGCAATGATTTTCTAAAGTCATAGTATGATGAGGATTCTTCTGATCAAAATCTTTCATTTTAGCAATCAATTCACCTGTGGTCATTGCATTAGCATTATGAAATTTATGAATAATAATTTCATCAAAACCCTCTTCCTTGAATGGGATCTGAAATTTTCTAATCTGCTTATCTAACACAAAATCAGGTACAGGATGCTCTCTATGTAAATTATCTTCTTTACACTGTTCAAATGGTTTTGGAATAATTACACAAACCTTTCTGATATTCAAACCATTTACTTTCATCATAATTGCTCTGCGAGATTTCATAGTCAGATTAGTCGCATCAGCAATCACATTCTTTTTATTCTCTAAATTCTTGCGAATTCTATCGTGAAAAATCTTAAACACTTCTTCGTTATGTTCTTGATCTTCGTAATTACCAGTTAATTCTTCACGAATTGCATCTGATGATACGATTACTGTATTTGGATTCTCATTGGCAATCTGAGTAGCAATGGTTGACTTGCCACTACCACTCAGTCCAACGAGTACCCACATTGTAGGTTTATTCATTTAAAGTCTCCTCAAATAATTCTTCAGCTTCTTCCATATCAGGTACATCAGATGTATCTTTGGCGATCCCCTCAATTACCTTAAATTCAAACACCTTATCCTTATAAGCCGTGAATGTTGCTCTGTTATCAATACGAACAACTACACCTTCGGCAACATGTGTCTTACCGATTTCATCTGCTGGCATACCATCAAGATATTTATTTACTCTTTCTTTCAAATCTTCTGGTGTAGTAAAAATAAACTTCTCTAAATCAGGTACATGCTTAACACCCAACTTGTCACACCATACCTCTACAATCTGCCAAGGCACTTCAACAACTGTTCCGTCTGCTGTTGTCATTGTCATTCGATATACATACATCTCATTTTCGCCTGGCTCACAACCATATGAGAATGTTGTGATGTCACCAAATTTCTTTGTAAATTCTTTTTCCTTAACTCCCTTATTAGATACTGAACCCATAATTGGTGTTGTTTCATTTACATATCCTACAATTTCATAGAAAATCTCAGCACCCTCAGGAAGCTTGTCTTTTAATAAATCGTGGTACTTCTTTCTAAATCCATTATCAGAATAATATCCATCATTCTTTGTCATATCCTTTAATACAACTCTTCTGCTACCAGATACAACAGAAACTTCTCTTGTAACCTTTGGCTGCATATGTAAGAACTTTCTCAGTTTACTATTCTTCTTTGTAACCTTAACAGTCTTCATAGTACGAGCTGATGTTCCATGGAGCTTACGAGTAATATAAATTGTATCTCCTGGCTTAAATGCTGACATATTATATGCAAGCTGTGCAGTATCTTTATGCTCCTCAAAAAATGGATATGATACTGTTTCTTTCTGAAACTTGTTCTTCTTATTTGAACTATTTCCATCACTTCTTGAACGATTCTTTCCACTAGGAATATATTTCTGACAAATCTCATGACCACCAAGAACTGTAATCTGATCGCCATCTTTTAATTTTGAAATATCTGTATACTTAGAAAGCGTCTCAACAGGTAATACAAGTCCTTCTGACTTCTCACCTCTAAGTCTAATAGCGGTTACATTTCTCTTCTCAGCATCCATATAACCACCAATGTTGTTTCCGCTTTCGTCTTTCTTCCTTACAAGGTTGTTATCTGTTGCATACTCAAGTGATAACTGACCGTCAGATGGGAAGAAGACCACTTTCTGCCCTTCATGATAACTCAAATCTACAATTACATTCTGTCCAAATACTTCTACACACTGTAATCTATCAGCGTTACTATGTTTTCTTAATCCTTTTAATGTTGTGATATAAGCACAATACATAAGTTCCTCTTACCTTAGTAAGTAGTGCGCACTTTATCCTATAGGAACTTTTCTATTTTTCCTTTCTTATTTTTAATCTTCTAATTTGTTGCCTTTTGCTTCATTACAAAGCTTACACATTGTTTGATAGTTACTAATATCATCAATACCACCTTTTGAGCGTGGTATAATATGATCTTTTGTCATTAAAATTTCATCACCATTATCATCAACTGCATACAAATTCAGATGATAATTCTTATCCTGCAAATGTCTTTCTTTTGCAAAATATTTTCCTTCAATTCCACAAACTGCACATTTACAGCCTTTAGTGAAAAAAGTCTGGTATCTCTGGCTGTTACCCTTAATTAAATCCCCATCGAAATCAACTTTTGCAAGTCTTTTATCTTTCTCAAATAAAACATCTTTAACCTTATCGTGTACCTCTCCTATGGAGTACGTGGATTTTCTGATGAGATTGTCATGTTTTGGTTTAAACTCATGCAATCTAATATCTTTATTTGAAATAAAAACATTTTCTGTATTTTTCTTGCTTAATAAGTTAACCAAATCTCTTACTGTGTGAATTTTATTGGAAATAGAAATAGTATTACCATTCCATTTAATTCCTGTAATCTCTGTATCAAGAGTAGGCGACAATGGATTATTGTTCTTTGGGAATTCTGTGTTTAAGAAATCCTTGATTGTCTTATATTTACTTTTCAAGCCTTTCCCATTTATGGAATAATTAAATTTCAAACCTTTAAATTGTTGCTTCTTACTCATAAAACATATCTCCTTCAAACTTTTATTGTCGCTTAATTATTCTCTCTTTTATTTTGGAAATTGTGAGCAGAAACGCTCTTAGATAAAATCAACAGGAAATGCTTCTTTATTGAGATTGTTTCTTAGTAACTTTTTTCAAAAATTTTTCCATACTATCAGCGTCTTTATCTGTGAGTTTTCTTAATTTTTCATAACATTTTCCTGTCATCATAAGTGTATTATTCACTAGAAGTATTTTCGTGTTATCTGGTATAATTTTTATACCGTATCTTTTCAACCACTTCTTGTTAATACGCTTTTTCTTGTGAGTTCTTCTTTGAACATCTTTAGCGATATACTCAGTTATGAGGATTTTATAACCTAAACCTTCAATTGTTTGTATATTCATTTATTCTCCCATTTGATCTACAATGCTTTGCAACTTGTTAATATATATCTGAGCGTTCTTTTTATATTTAAGTTGCTTAATATCAGCAGGTACAAAAGCCAACTTCGATTCACCGAAAACATCATTATTCGAATAAACTTTCATAAACTGGCACATAGTTTCTGCATCAATCCAATCAAAATCTGGCTGGAAACAAATTACATCACCCTTTTGTGGATGCAGTTTTCTAACCTTAATAAGCGTCTGTTTAAATAACTTCTTTTTCTGTCTCTTGTTCATAATTTAATTTATCTCCCTTACATAACTTCTAAATGATATTCTTCAACGTATTTTCTTCTCTTCCAAAACTTCCACCACGGAAATTTCACATATTCTATTTCTATAACTCGAAATATCTTGTCCTCATTTTTATCTCTATCTAACCTTAAAGCAGGTGAACCAAACATTGTTTCGGCTAATTCGTTAATTGAAATGTGTTGTCCAAGTTTGTATTCCTGTTTGTGTGGTTGTGGAGGATAATAGGAAATTACGTCATGTTGTCGTAATTCATATGCTCTCATATTGTTATTCTCCTATTTGTTCACTTTAAATACATTTGCATCACCAACTGCCAAATCTTTTACTTCTACAAAAGAATTTAGATTATCTTCCATAATTGTAATCAATATCTCATCAAATAAATCTTCCATCATACCAAAGAATCGTACAGAAGGATGAAATCCTAAATATTCTTTCAAACGGCATTTATTAACGTTACCTCTTAATACAGGAAGTCCATGTCTTCTACGCTTGTTGTTATTCCAATGGATAGGATTGTCATAAAAAGCTTTCTTCTTTCGTATGTACTCTTCTAATTCTTCTCTTGCAAGCTTGTCAATCTCTTTTTCTCGTTCCGTCTTTGGAGGTTTGCCATGAATAATATTGTCAAATTGTTTTCTGACATTATCGTTTACTTCTGCTTTTTCTGAATCACTCATCTTATCAAAGTTTTGAGCTACATCTAATAGTGTGTTTTTCAAATTGTTATTCTCCTGTTTATATATACTCCATTATCCAACTATCGTATTTATTTTCTTTAATTAACTGCTGATACAAATTTATCCATTCTTGTGCAGAAAGACTTTGAAACTTCCAAACACATTCTTTCCAGTATCTGTGTATAAAACGACTTTTTGTTTTTAACTCAATGCACTTCACACATTTATCATATAGTCTTTTGGAATACGAATTCGATTTACTTTTATTCCAACCATCTATAAATGCTTCAGTCGGATCACACCTACTTCTCATATCAGTAAGAGTTCTGTCGTATAACTCAGTTCTTGCATTGTATAAACAACGAAACAGAAAGTAGATGTCTTCATAATCGTTTTCAAACTCCCACTCTCCAATGTTTAAATCAAAATACATTATTCTCCATTCCTTACTACATCAAACTTAATTGGCAACATAGCAGTAAATCTACTCTGCATCCAAGGCTTTTCTTCAGTTGCAAATTCTTTTCCAAACTCTTCTGCCAATACAAAATCTCCGACAGTATAGATAATAGAATATCCAGTTAAATCTTTTGGAATCTCTTTATTTACATTACAGGTTTTAAGATGAATCATTTTATCTATGCACTCACCCATTAAATCTTGAAAGAATACAAACGTTCCATCACAATTGCACCGCTGCATTGTGAAATATTCAAAATCTGCATCTGGATCATGCTTAATAATTACATTAAAATAAGGTTTGTCACCTTTAAGATAAGGGACATCTATTAAAATTGTTCCATCTTTGGTACAAGTAATAACCGTAAATAACTCTCGTATATCCTGTTCAATCATGGATTCATATTTGTTATTCTCCATGCCATTGCACTGACCTGATGCAATTCGTTCTTTTACAAATTCTAATGATTTACCCATCCTGTTCTCCTATTTCTACTCGATCTTCATTCAACAAACCAAATTTTCGTAAATAATACTGTTTGGTTTTGTCATCGACTCTACAACAAAAATTATGTCTTCCTGATTTCTGTAAAGATAATGTATTGATATTAAGTTCTGCATTCATAATAATCAGTAATTCGTTTAATGTAATATCATAACAATGAAACGTTTCGCCTATTAAAAGCTTATAATATTTCTTCTCTAATTCTGTTATTTTTCTCACCTACTTTCACAACCATATGAAATGTGGTTTTCTTACTGGTTTATTCTCTTTAATGATTGGAAATCTGAACAGAATTGTTCTTTAATTTATTGTTACTTGCTTCAGAAAATATTTGATATGCAGATTTATATTTGCCCCTTTCGTCCATAAGATCGACACTAAACAATTCCTTGAAAAACTTTTTATGTGCTTCAATTTGTTCTTGATCAGATACTCTTTCACCTTCATTTATATCATAATTTATAATTCTTATCGCTCTATCTAAGTCCAATAGATCACCTCCTCGAATGAAACGTTTCATGTGGTTTTTCAACCTCTGAAATCCTTGATTTTATGGCATTTCAGAGCCATACTCTCTATTACTTAATCAACAATAACAAGCTTAATCTTTTTAACACAGATTTCATATCTATTATCTACCAATATAATGAAAATCCCCTCATCTTCTTGAATAGAAATTTGACTATTTAATGTTACAGTTTCGTCACCATAGTTACCATCTGAAACCATTTCACATAAAGTTTTTTGAGGATCTTCTGGATAAACAGCAACCAAATGAAACCCACATACATCTTCACATATCCATTTCTTCAAACCTTCACCTCATTAAGAAACCAAAATTTCTTGTTAGTTTTACTTTTCACTATATGTAAATAACTTCTCGATTCTAATATTCTTATCATCACTTTTTTCTTTATTACTATCTAAAAGTGTTTTCGTTTCTTTCTGCCAAATGCACTTAAAATCATCAGGCATGTTATATTCACTAATTAAAACAGTATTATTTACACTTGCCTTCTTAACCCATTCGTAAAATTCTTCATATGGGAAGCCTCCAGTTAAATACTTTGTTGTATCACGATACGGAATGTCACAATAAATTACATATTTTTTAATTTTGTCTAAGGGAATATCTCTGAAGTCGAATACTTCAAATTGAATATTTTTAAGATTTGGGATTTGTTTGATAGTATTTTTATATGCCTCTAATGAATAATTACGTTTTCCAACCTTGTCTCTTCTGTATCCACCAAACCATTTCCCACCATATGAAAGCTGAAAACCAACATACCCAACTAAATAATCTGGATATTTTTCTTTATTGTTCTTAATATCTTTATATTTTTCTTCTGTAATATCTTCTGGCGGTATCCAACCTTCTGATAACTTTTTAAGTACAGCAATTAAATATTTATGATTGTCTGTACCTATCCTTTTATTACATTTAATTTTATCAATCATATTAGCACCTCCAACAAAAGGCTCTAAATATCCTTCCGTCTCATTAGTTATGTATGATTGAATAATTGGTGCTAAATCTTTACTTAATCTATTTTTGCTACCAACGTATTTCATAAATTACTTGGAGTAAGGAATTCCTTCTTGTGTACACGAACCTCATCTCCTTTCATTATTTTATTCTCTTAATTATTGTGATTTTTGAGCGACTTGCTCTTAGATTTTCAAAAAAAACTTCGGTTTACTGTGTCTTTTGTAATATCATTTATTTACTATGGTAAGTCAACAATATTGTATCTAACAGTACCATCGTCATATTTCCTGGTTTCTAATATTCCATCAACATATTCTCCAATTTTGTCTGAATATTTGTTATATGTATTACTACCAGAAATATTATATTCTACACCGTTATATTCAACAGTAATTCTATAAACTGCTGGATGCGATTGTGGTATCATCGTTTTAGTCGCAGGACTATAATGCATTGTTGTATAAACAGCCCTGTGATATTCATCTATTATTTTTACTTGAACCGTAGATGTTTCGGTGCTAATGCATTTTGCACAGCCGGTTAATATAAACATTAATGCTAATAGTAAAACCAAACTATATAAAATTTTCTTCTTCATATGATTTATTCTCCTATCATCTAATTTTTTTCGTAAGTCTTTTCAAAAATATCTGGCTTACAAGGATATACTTCACCATTGACAACTAAAATTATGTAATCACCATATTCCGATTTCATTGTTCCTTCCAATGTTTTGATATGACATGTACCATCTTCGTGAATTACAATAGTATTATTTGATACTCTATCCATAAACCAATCTGGTAAAGAATTGTCAATCATATATCTAACTGCTTCGATCACTACTGGTTTCTTTCTGTATTTCATGTTGCTTACCTCCTGTTATTTTATTCTCCTTTAAATTTGACGTTATTGCTTTTCATTGTACTTAATAATTCTTCTAACGATCTTCTTCCAATATCTTTCCAACGAATGATGTCATCAGATGTGTAATTACTCATATCTTCAATGTTTTCAATTCCGTGCTTATGTAAAATTGTGTACAATCTAACCGAAATATCCATTTCTGCAATTTTCAAAATATCAATTCTCCTTCCCAATTAAGATATTATTCAAATCGTCTATAATGTCATCACATATTACAATTTTTCCACGCAGATACCCCTTATCCCAAAATCCATACTCTGATAGTTCACTATCATCTGACATTTGAGAAAGTTGCTTCTCATATCTTAGTTTTCTTTTTTCATATTTTTCAATTAATCCCATTCCAACCTCCAAAGGAAATCTATGTTTCTCGGTAAAAATATTACTATATATAGTATCTATATTTTCTATAAACACTATATATAGTTTCATTTACGCCTAATACACAAAACTTGGCATTGGCTGTAATTTAAACAGATTTTTCTCATGCATTGAATCAATCTTGGCTTTTACTTCCTCATTTGGCTCAATTCCATCTCTGATATATGCATCTAATTCGGAATACGAGAAACCAAAGCTTTGCTCATCCGTCAACCCAGTCAAACCGTCTTGCGGTGTTTTATGAACTAATTCGTCTGGTAGACCTAATTCTTTTGCCAAAGCAATCACTTCGGTTTTTGTAAGATTTGCAAGTGGACTCAGATCTCCTGCACTATCTCCGTAACGTGTATCGAATCCAACATAAGACTCACTCATATTACATGTATTAACAACACGACCATTTAAAGATTGTGAGATTGCATATAATGTAGCCATACGAATTCTCGCAGGTAAATTAATAGTCGTCTGGTCACTAATTTTGATATCATCAGGGAACTGATTATTAATTCCAGTAACAGCCTCTCGAATATTCATAGTATAACTTTTAATTTCAAGATGTTTGATAAGCATATTGGCATATTCAATATCTGACTGTTCTCCACAAGGCATTTTAATACCAAAAACTCTATCCTTCCCTAAGGCTGCCACGCACAATGCCGTAACAACAGAAGAATCGACACCTCCTGAAATCCCAACTACTGCATTACAATCTTTCCCATTTTCTTCAAACCAATTTCTGATCCACTCTACGATCTCATTTTTTATTTTCTTAACGTCAAAATTATGCATATTGATATCTCCTTATAATTTAATCTGTTATTTCCACTTTATAATCACATAATGCGTTATATGCGACTATAGGGAAATTGTCATATTTTTCTTTATAATAATTCGCAACTTCTTTTATGTATTTTTCTTTTTCTGTTTTGTATGCTAGGAATGCTTCTTCTGGTGTATTAAATACACCTATATGTGTTGGTTTTTTCGTATTCTTTTTATTTTCATTTAACTTTGAAACTTGAGCAATAAACTTTCCGAGTCTTTTATTGAAATATACTCCTATTGGATAATTACCTCTTTTTGCATTATTTTTTGTAAAAAGAATGTTGATACGCTCAGGAATAAATATACATGTGTCCTTAGAATATATTGTGTTATTTTTATATAATATATCTTTATCTAAACACATTTTTTCATTTCCGCATTCATAATAATTTTGGTTAAACCATTTTGAGAAATTTGACAAATAAAACCATTCATCTTCTACTTTGCATTTTTTATATCTAGGATATCTCGATAAATCCACATCATTATAACAACGTTTTAACATACCAGCCCAATATGAAAACTCTTTTGTAATCTGTCCATTCTTTTTAATTTCTTCATTACCTATAATTCCATGCTTAAATTCTGTAGGTAAAAAATAATCAACAGTAGTTCCTTTTTTAAAATTTGAATAACATTGATGGTATACAATGTTATTTGTATCTAAAAATTGAATATCAATATCTCTGGAATTGTTATATTTAATTATTTTCATTCTTTCACCCTGTTTATTAATAACTACCTGTCCAAGTCTTTCCTTTGTTTGTGATTCAGATATTTTAAACATAGGATTATCTATTTTTAAATGTGTTTCTTCTATTATATATTCTCCTTCCTACATTCGATTCATCACATCATAGAACCGAATTAAATACTCATATACATTTCTAGGAACTAATTCTTTTACCTTTTCAAATTCACCCTTTTCACATAAATCTCTAACCAAACTTGAAGAAGTATGATTTTCTGGTATCCGAATTTCTGTGAAGTGATCTTTATATTCCATAAGATTTGCTTCTCTTAAAGCAGTCTCAAGATTCTGACCTTCTCTCACACATGCTACAAAATTATATTCCTCAACAAACGGCTTCCAATTATACCAAGTTGTAAGTGTTTCAATATTGTCCATTCCTAAACAAATATAGTATTCGTTGAAGATATAATCTTTTTCATTTATATCTCTTATCTGAGAAATAGTATTGTATGTCCTCTGTGGAAAGAAGCTGGTTGTTTCAACTTCGGATGCCCACATATTATTTTCCTCACAATTTGGCATTGAATTAATCAGCGATACTCGACAATATCCAGGTATCAAAGTCTTTTTCTTCGCAACATATGTATCATGTGCAGGAATAAACAATATAGCATCGGCATTAACCGCTTTTTTAGCAGTCAATGCCATATCAACATGGGCGTTGGTAATTGGATTAAAGCTTCCTGGTATAAGTAAAATTTTATTCATGATTCATTCTCCAATTAATACATCTCTTTAGATAATCAACATAATCAGGGTTTTTACACATGCCTTTACCTTCTACATCAGACACTTTTGCAACATCCATACCGTTACATTTAGTGGTTTTCATTACAATATTTAAAGCAGGAACATCTGTGTCATTACTCAAATAAGTACCAATTCCAAATGCAACATTCACTCTATCATGGAAATGTCTGAATAACTTATCAGCTCTTTCAAAATCAAGACTGTCACTAAACAGAAGTGTCTTTGTCTTAGGATTGATACCAAGTGACTCATAATGATTAATCATCTTTTCACCCCATTCAATCGGATCGCCACTATCATGTCTTACACCACTGAATAATGTTGCATATGTCAACTGAAAATCTTTCAAGAAACAATCAGTTGTAATTGTATCTGTGAGCGCAATACCATTTAACACACCATACTCTCTAACCCATGCGTCTAGGGCATACCAGTTTGAATATGCTGGATTGTGCTTGTGGTTGCCCTGACCAGAACACATAATCCATTCATGAGCCATAGTTCCAACAGGCGTGATATTATATTTCTTTGCGAGATATACATTAGATGTGCCAACAAACTTAGATGGACTATGCAGTGTATCATTCAAATGTGAAAACTTCTCAACAGCTAACTCCTGTGCTTCAGCAGAAAGTCTTCTTCTAAGACCAAATTCAGAAAATGTACCAGCGTACCAATGACCGCTTCTGAGATTTTCGTACTTTTCATTTAATCTCTTTTTGAAACTATCAAGCAATTCCTCATAGTTATATGCCATTCTGAAATATACTTCGTTTACAATCGCAAGTGTAGGAATCTCATACATAGATGTATTAAGCCATGTACCAAATGTTTCGATAGAAAGACCACAATCTGAATCTGTTGTAATCTCAAAATCCTCATATCTTGGCTGCCACAATCTCAGAAAATCAACATATGAACCTTTCATCCATTTGATATTATCAATATAAGTAAGTTCATCTTCTGTGAATCTCAAACCACAATATAATTTAATCTGTCTACGGATCTCTTCTACCATTTCTGGTGTAAAATGAACATCCTTATTACGACACTTAAAACTCCAAGTGGTTTTATAATCACTAAACTGATGATAAATAGCCTGTCCCATTGACAATTTGTAGGCATCTGTCTCTAATAAACTTGTAATAATCTGTTCCATATTATTTTCCTTCTTTCTTGATTTGATTAAATATTGTTCTAATATCATATTCTCTGTTTTCGTACTCATAAAACAGATTAATATACTTATCAATAAAAGCTATGTCATTTGGATGCATTGCAATTGGCTTACTTTTCTTAGATTTCCACCATTTTAATTCCTTCTCAAAATTAAACGATTTACCATAATATGCTCTACCTGCTCCAAGATAATCACAAAGCATTTCTTTTTTATACTTCATTGGCATTTCAATAGGCTTCCCACCATTATCAAAATTGTCCTGCCAATATTCGTAATGGTGTTTGTTTCTTCCTTTATGGTGCATCCAAGCTGCTGACCAACCATTCTCTTTCTTACAAGCATCTATTGGACTTGAAGTACCTTGATAATACTTAACACTCTCCCAAAATTCTGTTGGAGAAAATTTAGATAAATCATGTACTAACCCTTGAAATGGAATTCCCACTTTACAGCAATAGTAGAACACCCAATGTTTATGCGTACAGACTTTCTTAAAATGCCTAAAAGTATTAATGATATAATTCTTATACTTCATTATTCTCTCCAATCACTTCGATCTGGCACATCTTCATAGTTGCTAATGCAGCCTTGTGAGTATCAGGTGTCACACCTGCGCAACAGCTTGCATCTACTGTAATATCAATCTCAGGATAATTTGCTCTGATAATAAGTGCATTTGAAACCACACAGATTTCGGTACATAATCCGCAGATTTCAACACTTTTAAAGTTAAAATCATCCCAATGTGTCCAACCGAATGTAGGCTTATCAATCAGAATATCGTTCTCAATATCAAAATCTAGCTTATCTGAAATCTGCCAGCCAATAGTGTTCTTTACACAGTGAGTAACAGGAAGATGCTTACCCTCATATGTTTCTAAGTAATTCTCAGGATGTGTATCTCTTGTAAAGATTACCTGTTTGCCAGCATCCTTATACTCCTTAATTTTCTTTGCTACATTTGGAACAATTGCCTGTGCTTCCTTTGTGCCAAGTGTTCCATCAATAAAATCATTCTGCATATCTACAACAATTAATGTTTTGCTCATTTTGTTACCTCTTTTCTTTATTTTTATATGTATTTATTCTCTGAAAACTCAGAAGAAATTCCGCTTTCTTTCGGTCTTGATTTTTATACAATATATAGTATTTGTTATAATTATTTAATACTATATATTGTATATGCTATTTTGTAAAATTTCCAGAGTTGATTCCTTCATATAATCTGTTCAACGCTATCTCAAATGCGCCAATCCCTGAGAAAAAGCTACTTAATCTCAAATCCTCAAAAAGATATGGCATAGCCTTATACAATTCAACCAATATGTAATATAAAACATCTACTACAATGGAATTCCCTGCTTGCTTGTACAACTGACTATTACTTACCATCTTCTCAGCAGCTTCAAAATTCTCATCTGAAAATCCCATAAGTCTAAAACACTCCTTCGGAGTAAGTTTTCTAATTCTAATAGGTGATTCAATTCTACAAACCCCTGTCTCAGTTGCAGTAATTGTTGGACAAATCTGACCATTTTCCTGAACTCTACCTCTTCTTGTTTTGGACTCTGGATATGGTAAATCAGCTACGCCACCTAGTTCACATTCAATATATCCTTTCTTAGTTGCCTGGCGAATTGCAATCTTATTACCCTCACCCTTATTTGTTGTAAGAGTCGGTGCTAATCCATTCTCGTCAAACACATTGCCATTCATACCTTTGCCAGATGGATTTACATTTCCTAGCTGAACAATCTTTGGTTCATGACTACCACCTCCACAAGTATTTAATGTTGGACTACAACCATCTGTACTATAAATTCTACCTACCTGTGGATTTTTCCAATTCCCCTCACATTTAGAAATTGTGCCAATCTGTTTTACAACATTATCATTTACAAGACGTGGATCTTTATAATCTCTTGCTGTTAAAGTAGGACAGAAATCATTATATTCTCTTGATTTTCCTTCTCTTTTAACCTGACAAGCATCGTATAATAAAGCGTCTTCGTTATTGAGATTTGTTAAAAATCTCTGAACCTTATCTTCTGAGATATAAAACTTCTCATCAACATTCTCTTCAAGAATATCTTTTAATCTCATTCCATTATCAAATGGTTCAGGATATGTAAACTTTCCATTGTCTAATTCTTTCTTAATAAAAATCAGATACACACGCTCTCTATTCTGAGGAATACCATAATCTTTTGCATTTAGGACTTTCCAGTACACATTGTATCCATACTCGTCCAACTCATCTGTGAACATCTTGAATGTATCTTTAAACTGCTTTCCCACAATATTCTTTACATTCTCGTACATACCGAAATTCGGTTTATTTGCTCTGATAACTCTCAGATACTCTACCAAAAGAGATGAACGAGTCTTCTCAATATTATTACTTCCGCAGCATGGACACTTATCTCTTTCTGACCAATGAACTGTCAGTGGGTTATACTCATGTCCACAATCTTTACAAGTCCATACAGAACCTTTCTGCTTACCTGCGACAGAAAAATCCTGACAGGGACTACCTCCACAAATCATATTAAATGGTTCAAGCTTTGTTTCATCAACCTTAGTAATATCACCAAGATTTTTACTTTCGTTTTCATTGTGAATAGCACAATAAGAACTTGTTGCATATTTATCAAACTCACAGAAGTTCACTAACTTCCAGTTCTTCTCACAATAATTATTTTTTTCTTTATTCTCTGTCAAAATCCTTTAATCTACAGAGATTGCGCAATCATTTATCCTAGAATTTACTGTTAAATCCTTTCGTTTTAATATTATTTTGTTGTAAAATCCTATGGAATTTGCACGTCTGCAAAAAACCATAAGAAAAAAATATTTCTTGTTACTTTTACTTTTGGAAAATTTGGCTGAATCGCCAAGATAGAAATTTCTATATATGATTATTCTTTGTCTTGAAATGATTTAATTTGATTTTCTAAATAATCAATCTTGTCATTCCAATAATCTATTAGCATGTCTTCGATTTGATGCTTTGCATCTTCTATACTGTCTGCAAACAATGTATCATATTCAACATTTAGTTCTTTTGATACATATATAAATCTGTTTTCGTCTGTCTCATCTTGTACAAAACCAGCTACTACATTTTCATCATCTTCTTCATAAAATTGACTAAAATGTAATTTATAACATTCCTTACCAAAGTCATTCTTTTCACCTGTTTCCCAATATTTCTTCACTTTATCACCTCGCTTAATTTGGCTGATCAGCCGTGAATAGAATTACTTCTATATTAGATTATTCTCTACTTGAAACTTCTTTAATTCATCTTGAATCATCTTCTGCATATCTTCTTTGTCAAAAGATATATTTGCAACTGGAATAACTTTTGCATTTAAATTAACATCACCAATAATAGCTTTTTCAAACGCTTCTAAAAACATTTCTGCAATTTCTTTTTCATAATTACCACATAGACCATGACAGTTTATATCTGCAATTACTCTTGAAAAGAAATCTTTAAACTTATCAACATTAAAATCTCTTTCATATCCTATTGGAATATCAATTGTTAATTTCACTCTTTTACCTCGCTTATTCTCTGTATGGTTCAGGCAACGGCATCCAAGCTTTCATGCCACCATTAATTCTTCCCCAAAACCATGTCCCATCATAGCGTTGTCTTTGTACTTTTGTTACTATGCCTCGATTTGTGGTAACAAGTACATTGATTACTTTCTTGCCTTCGTATCTTTTATCATCTTCTGGCATTTGTCCTTCGACACATTTAATCCATTCCAATTATTCTCTCACCTCACTGTCCAAAGATTTCCCCAATAATTTTCAACTTAATACTCTGACCAAATTCTGAACCAGCAGCTTTTGGATGACCACCGCCACCAAATAAACTTGCTACATCTTTACCAAGATCAATATCTTCTTTAACGGTTCTATAAGATACCGTACAACCATCAATATCAATCATTGCCACAAAATCAATTTCAGGATGCATTTTACAAAGTTTATTACCTAATTCACTAACAAACCTATCTGCAAATACAAAACCACAAACCTTACCACACATAGGACTGGTAAACATAGTTTCATTCTTCTCTTCGATATATCTATCAATTTCATCCTGTTTAATTTTCAGGATAACTTCATCTTTGGCATATAATCTTGGGAATACCTCATCATGGATTTCTGAAATGCACCAATGAATAAAATCATCTCGACCGTAAAGATATAATAAATCATTTATCTGCTTACAAATAACACCTTCATCACCGAGTTCTGACCATCTCCAAGTGTCATAATCTCTCACAAGTTCAGCAAATTTCTCTAACGCTTTATTATTCTCTAACTCTTCACTCAGACAACCATTCATACCTAACCAATGATAAAACAACATAGTTCCCGATGTTTTAATTCCTTTGGAATCTTCGATAACTACATCACACCAATCATACTTATTTAATCCAAGAGCTGTTGGGTGATGATCTAATAACTTAACATTGCCTCTTTTATTCAGTAACTCAGCAGTTTCTTCATTGACACGAATATCGGTAATATAAATTGGGATTGTGTCGTCCTGTTCTGTTTCCAAATATTCCTTTACAGTTGAATCAATATTGTCGTAATCACAATATGAAATTTCTACATTATCTTTACCAAATGCAAGTTGTGCTAAAATACCACAACCGATTCCGTCTAAATCTGTATGACTGAATAATTTAACCATGTAATCTCCTCTCTGCTATTTCTAATAATTTTTCTTTCTCATTTATATTTTCTCCACTAATAACTGAATCCAACAGATTATTTAATACCTCACCAATTTCTTTTCCTGGCTTATATCCAATAGTAATTAAATCCCTGCCATTAACTGCTAAATCCTTTAGAGAAAAACACTCTTCATCCTGTAAGACTTCTTCTAAGATATAGCCGATGTTATCAATCTTCTGTAATCTTGTTTCCTGATTCATGTCTGCTTGTGCTTTAATATCAGCTCTGCGAACATTTAGTAATCTTCTGAACTGTTCTTCTCCGATTTTATTAAGCCATCTCTTGATATATTTCTTTCCCACCTCAAAAGTAGCATCATGATAATAGACTAATTCAACGACCTTTTCTCTTGTATCATTGTCAAATCTTAATCGCTTCATTATTTTATCAGTCATATCAGCACTGACTCTTCCATGACCTTTGAAATGTCTAATACCATCCTCGCCATCTTGATAACAATGTGGTTTTCCTATATCATGAAAGAATACCGCCAATCTTGTTACTAAATCATCGGATTCACAATATTCTATTGCATGTACGGTATGATTCCATACATCATACATGTGATATGGATTATTCTGTTGAAAACCAAGCATATCTTTAATTTCAGGAATGAACAACGAGAATACTTCGTGATATAAGACCATTTGTACACAGAAATCACTCGATGCAGCAATTTTACAGAACTCACTATTAATCCTTTCAATAGATATATTCTCCAAATTCTTATACATTTTAGAGATATTCCAATCTGTATCAGGTTCAAGGACAAATTCCAACTGTGAGGCAAATCGAATAGCACGTAAAATTCTTAATGCATCTTCTGAAAATCTGTCTTCTGCTCTGCCAACACATCTAATCTTGTGGTATTTAATATCTTCCATACCATTAAACGGATCTACAAGACCAACTTCATCATTGTATGCCATTGCATTGATTGTAAAATCTCTACGCTTTAAATCTTCTTCAAAGCTTCGTGTAAATGTTACACTATCAGGTCTACGACTATCTGAGTAATTACCGTCAATTCTGTAAGTGGTACATTCATATCCCTCGCCATCAATTACAATGGTAATAGTTCCATGTTGTAAACCAGTTTCAATAATTTTCTTGTCCTTGAATACTTCCATCATTTCATTTGGTGTGGCAGAAGTTGTAATGTCATAATCATGAATTGGTCTACCAAGAATACTATCTCTCACACATCCTCCGACCAAGAAAGCTTCATATCCATTATCCTGTAAAGTATGAATAATTTCATTTGCACCAGATGGAATTTCAATTTTCAATTTCTTCATTCAAATTCACCTCAATTTTTGGTATATCAATAAAATATCACTTATTCGTTATCATATCCAAAAACAACAATTCATCTTTCTTCAATGTGATGTCATAATCTTTCCACTTTTCCATCAGTTCTCTTGTATCAAATCCATGCGGAACGGTGATTGTATAACCATGTGGAGTCTTATACATTTCAATCTGATTAAATACAAATCCATAATTTGTAATGTCATTAATAAATCCTAAAGCTAATTTATCATCATCCACATCGAAATCGAACAACCATTTACTCTCATCACGATTTTGTACCTGCTGCGCAACTGAAGCTAATGTACGATTAAGCTGTGTCATACTTGGCTTGTCTCTCAGCAGACGAATAATAAATTCTTCCCTGATTTTCTCTTCGTTCCTAGAATTAACTGATCTATATAATCTTGTCTGTTCACCAGGAACTCCTTTAGTTGCAAAACTTTTAAATTCTTCAATTATTTTGTCTTCATTCTCTTTATATTCAAGAATTGTCTTATCTCGTTGCTTAAAGTTTGGGACATCCTTATTATCCTTGTTACGAGAACGAATTAAATATACATATAAATTTGACATTGTATTATTCTCCTTCTAAATAACAGATTGGTACTTCTTTTGTAAGCCATACACTATTTTGAGATAAAAAGAATTTATATCCGTCATTATACATATCTTTTGCTCTAACCTTATAAATAAACGGTTCTCCATGTCTACTACCAACATTTGTTGCTGTTTCAATATCTTTTGATAGATGGACATATAAACGACTCTTGGATATTAACCCTTGTTTATTGATTGAAGAGCAATATTTAACACCTGTTCCATGATATAAAATATCTGGTGGCATACACTCTTTCAATTCTACATCGACTTTTACAGAATGACCTTGATTTGCTCTGATAAGCGTCTTCTCTCGATTAAATGAATATCTCTGTTTAGAATCTTCTTCTACAATTTTTTCAAGCATTTTCATTGTAATTGTTTGAGTTTTATTGATCCCCTTTAATAAATCTGATACATTAGCCCAGCCATGTTCGTCTAATGTGATGCCAACAACATCAGGTCTATGTCTAAGAATTAATGCTATGTATTTACTTAAATTATTTTGCTCTTTATTCGTCATAATGTTATCTCCATTCTCCAATATACTCAGAACATTCTTTTTTGAATTTTTTCAATATATGTATTAAGTTATCTATTTCATAAGAATCCTTAAATGTTATCTCAATTATTTCAGGCTTAGATATATCAATATTATTGTCAGTAGTGTAGGGTAATGGTTTCATAAAACAATTAAATCTGACGTTCAAACCTTTATGTGTCAATCTTATTTGATTGACATTTTCTTTATTTCCAACAACCTTCAAAAAGATTTCACCTCCAAAATTCCATAGGAAATGTGCGTTTCTTTCTAATGTAAAATATATACCATATATAGTATATATTACTTATTTTTAATACTATATATGGTATATCAATAACAATTACTCACTTAATTCTGCAAGTGTCTTATCCAGCTCCTCATCAGACATATTTTCAAGTGCTGCATCCTGTCTCTTAGCCTTTATTTCAAGCAATCTCTGTCTCATCTCAGCATTTTTCTTAGCGTCTTCTCTCTTCTTCTTCTCATCCAGCTTCACACTAACAATATACTTGACAATTTCAATCTTATTAGAAACCTCTTCATCTTCCTTTGACTTGGTATTCAGAAGACTTTCTTCCTCAGACTTCTTTGATTCTGCGTTAAGTGTCTTAAATACTGAGTCCAAATTTGTAAGAGATAAATCCCACAAATCAATTACATTAATCATTCCTCTGAATGGAAACTGATAGTTTGCTCTTGTTGCATTGATAAATAATTCATTGTTTGTCATAATAATAATCTCCTTTTCTAATTAAAACTTAATCTTCATTACACGCTCTGTTGCACCCTTAACCTTAACAACTAAATCTGCTCTCTTTGTCATAGAGAATCCAATTCCTGAAAGCTGATCATCAGTATCTTCTACATGACACTTAGCACCTAAAGCCTCGAACACTCTCTTATGCTTCATTAAATCATTATCAAGGAACTCAAGATAGAATCCATTAGGCTCTTCGCTATTTACACAATCCTTCAAGAAAAAGAATAAATGTCTATGACCAATTCCATCCTGCTTGTCAAAATAGTTTGGACTGTAACTAATTACTGATACAGGAACAAACTGATTTGTATTTACACCCCAAATCTCACGACTTGAGATAGATGAACTTCCAGATAACTTTTCCTTAATTGAGAAGTTGCCATTCTCATCAAGTGTAACTTCTGCCACCTGAACATTCTCGCCAGTTCTCATAGGGTTGTTATAATCAAATGAATAAATCTCTCCATTGAACTCAATTTCTGCTCTGAATCCATGCCTTACTGCACCTGAATACTGATGTACAAAGAATCTATATGTTCCTGCTCTCATTCTTGATAAATCCTGCCATGTAATATTCTCTACTGCAACTTTTCCACATGGATTAATAACATCAACATCTAACTGACCGCCCATAGAAGTAATTCTTGGTGCTTTGTAACTACCATAATAGATTTCTGTTCCATTTGGCTCAACACAATGGGCATCAAGGTCATAATTGTCATGTTTATCTTCGTTCCACTGAATTGAAAATCTGAGTACACCGTCAACATTACCGCCAGCAGCTTTTACATTCTGTTTCATATCAGAGTCAGTAATGTTTCCTGAATAAGCCCAAGATAATCCATTATTCCATTTGAACATTGTCTTAGCGTCTGGATTAACAGGTGCAATCATAGAAACAAAGTTCTTCTCATGCTTATTCTCTACAAAAGCTTCAATTTCTTTTGCGGTTGGAAGTACCTTATCAATGAAATCCTGTGCTGAAATCTCTTCAACCTTAGAAAACTTCTTAGGACTTACAGCAACATCCTTTTCCATCTGTCCAAAAATATCATCTGCACCAACCATTCTTCTTGCAGCACTCTTATTTGAGAACAGTACATTATTTACAGTAATATCATTCAGATTAGCAAATCTTCTCTGCAATGAATCCATATATCCAAGTTCTGTAATGGTATTCTTTGCTTCCTCAAGCATCTTCTTTGTAAAAATAGCCTTTGGACGCTTATAATTGCTTGGAGCGACAATCTGCTCATACTTCTTAACTGCTGTGTCAAGATCCATATCCTCACTCACATTGATAAGAAGTGTTCCAATAGAATGATTTCTAATTCTACCGATAGCCATACCTGCTGTTACCGACTTCTCCCAAGCATATAAATCCTTTTCAGTATCAGAAGTCAGCTTATCATATTCCTTCTTATACTTCTTGAACTCTGTGAGTACGCCTTTCCACTCTTCGCCCTTGTAAAGTGTATTTGAATTGATAAGTTCAAGAATTGTATCAAGTGCTTCCATAGTAATTTCATCAAGAGAACGCTTAAATACATTTCTTGTATCTCTGAACTGTCCTTTAACTTCCTCATTAGAACGACTACTTCTATTTACAAACTTACTTGGAAGCTCTAAGAAGAAATGATCCCACTGATGAGACTTTCCATTGATTTCCTCAAAGTTAAACTCTGTACCAATCTTAGGGAACTTAGTTGTATAAATATCTGTAACTGTATGAGCTTTTACAAAAGCATCAAGTGCATCACATACTGGCTGATATGTTGTATCACCAAGATTCAGTTCCCAAATTGTATGAATCTGGTTATCCTTGATAGTGACAGCAGAACCAATATTCTTAATAAACTGTCTACAACAACTACAATCATGTTCTCTACGCTCTCTGAAAATCTCATTTGTACCAGCAGGGAAGCTATCAAGATATGTATTCCATAATTCATCCTTATCTACATTTACCTCAAATAAATGTGTTGCCTCTTTTTGCATTTCATCGAAGTGCTTCTGTAAAGCCTTCTTAAACATCATAAATCCATCCATGTTTTGTACCTCTTCTTTCTTATATTTATTTTTTGTTAATTGTTCCTACTGTTATATTCTCCGTTTATAATCCAAAGGAAACGAAGTTTTCTTGTGCTTCAATTTATATTTATTAAGGCTATCACATCTGCTACAGATATTCCTTTTTCTTTTGCTTTTGTAATAATTCTGTCATTATCTGGTTTAAAGTCTTCATGGTTATTACATCCCCACTCACACCCTTCATATTCATCATAGTACGAACAGAAATCGCATTTTCTAAATTCATTACTCATAAAAACAACCTCCAAATTATCTCTTATATTCTATCCATTTATCTGAACCCTTGAATTTCACTTTTACTTTCGTAGGGCACCCATCTGGTATACATTTTAACGATTTATAGTCACCTATAATTGTTGCTGTTTCTAAAACCTTATGATTCTTTTCACATTCCATTGCTTTTTCTTTATCTGCATAATCAGTATTACAGAACTGACAAGTATATAATGTCTTTGTAATCATATAAATCTCCTTTCATTTTCCCAAATAAATCGAACTTTACTTGTTATTCATCTACAACAACTATTTCCTTACCACAATAAGGACAATATTTTAACTTATCCATATTTTCAGGTATCCTCCAATATAGATCATCAGCATCACCATGATTCTTTGGACAAATCGTTCTATAATCATATTTTATCCATTCACAGGTTTGCATTGCTTTATATCTTCGAAGTACAACATTTTCTCCGTCAATAAATATTTCCATTGGTTCACCAATTGCGTCTGCTTTTCCAAACACCAATCTTCTAATTTCTTTTGGAATTACTATTCTACCTAAATCATCAACTCTACGAATTATTCCTGTCATCTTCATATTTTCACCTCACAATCCAAAGAAAGAGAATTTGGCTGCTAAAATGCAGCACTACTCTCACCCTGATTAATTTCTTTACACTTCTGCTCACATTCTTCCAATGTCTTAAATAAAGAACTCTCTCATCTATTTCTTACATTGATATATTCTCCAACAGAATCAACTTTGTATTTAATTGTGGTTACATCATTCCAAATACTAGCCACAATCCTTCTAATTTTAACTTTATGAGGTGCAACCACTGTCTGTTTGCATACAATCTTTCCCGTTGTATTACACTGTTTACATGGAATCTCATATCCATTGTAAAGAATCTTCTTTGTCCCTTGACATACTGGACAAACAACTTCTACATTTTCTCTTGCATATGTATAACATTCTTCACCTATCTCAAATTTATTGTCTATTGTTTTCATTGTTGTTTTATTCCCTTCGATTAATTTTATATAAAACAGAAACCATACTCACAAAGAATATAAGAATTGCCAGACTCGGCTATGTATTTGATTGAATAATCGGACGTTTTCTGATTTCTGTTATTAACTTATTCTCTTTAAGCAACCGCTAATCTATTCATACTTTCTTTCATATATGTATAGTTATCCTTTTGTGACAAACTGAAATTAGTTTGATTTTGATATGTTTTAATCCACTTTTCAAAATCATCTTCTCTATTATTTTTACAAGCATAAGCCATCAAAGCAATTAAAGCCATCTGGCATTTCTGATATAGAGGAATATCTATTTTTATCTGGTTATGATTAAAACAATAATCAACTAAATCTGTATATTCGTCTATATCCTCTTCTGTAGCGTCAGGATTTGCATTTTCTTGAACAAAGGAAAGAACACTTTCTTCCGTATTATCTTCAGCACTTTCTTCTGTATTGTTATTCTCTGCTTCTGTGCTATTTGTTTCTGTTGTATCAATATGTAAAAATTCATTCATCAGTGTTTCAAGAATATGTAATTTGTCTAAAATAACACTCTTATCTTTTGTACTGCCATGCTCGTCCACTGTATCGAAATACTTCCCATCAATATCTTTTTCTCTTAATCCATTAACAAAAGCATTTAGAAAATCAGCAAATTTACTATCCTCTAACCCAAGTTTCGTAAATCTATTAAAAAATGTCATCCAAACAAAAGTATCTTTGGTACTGAACAATTCCTTTGTTTCTTTTGTGATAATCTTTTCTAGTCTTTTTATATTGTTATCAAACACTTCAAACTCTTCATTTGTTGCATTCTCATTCAGATACTTAGCCATCTTTTTTCCGTTTTTGTTCCAATTATCAAAATGAAACATACACATAACAGATTCTGAAACTACACGTTCTAATACACCTTTATCTTTTTCGACCTCTTTAATAATCGTGCAATCAAGAAAGAATCTATCTTGAATAATTTCTCTGATTTCATCTGCGAATTTTGGAATATGTATAAATAATTGTTCATTCGCATTCATTGCAGTATGTACATTATATCTTCTCAGATACTTTGCAGCCTGCTCAACATCACACTCATGTATTACAGTTTCAACCTGGTATTCGTAGAATTTCTTTTGTAACTCTTTTGGAAACTGACTGAATGTTTTATTACGAATATCAAATTCAGCATCAACCCAAACATTTTTTCCATTTTCATCTTTTTCAATCTTTTTATATGAAATAATCGGATCTTCCACAGATGATTTAATCTTATAATTGCCTTTACACAACATTTTAAATGCTGCTGTTCTACTACCACCATCAACAATAAACTTTCGACCACATTCCTCTTCTGCAAGAATAATAGGAGGAATATAATCGTCTGTTAAAATTGTTACCATCAAGCCATCAATGATAGGCTTCCATTTTGGATTTCTCTGTGTACATACATTATTACTAATATACCATTCACTTTCATTTTCTAAATACTGATCCATCGTGTAAACTTGTCTTCTTGGTCTTGCCATTGTACATTCCTCCTATAATTCCCTACATTAATATTGATGTGTTCCTGTATACTCTCATGCCATTCATACAATTATTAAATTCAGATTGTGACATATGTAAAATATCTTTTATATCTTCCTGTTTATAACCATCCATAAATAGATGTGCTACTTCCAATTGTTCTGATGATAAATTATGTAAATATTGTTTCATTTTTTTACTTATATCTGGTTTAAAAAATTCATCTTCCAAAGTAGTAGATGATGAAATCCTCTCCATTGTCGCCACACAGTCAAGTGTAGGCGCATCAAGTGAAACGTCTGGAATAAAAATTTTATTTCCATTCTCATCTTCTTTCGTATTACTACGACACTGGCGATTCTTATCTCTGATATATGTGGCATAAATTCTTCTACTTAAGATATTCCATAAAAACGTATTAAATGATGCCCCATTGGAATTATCTTTATCGTATTTCCTAACACATTTATATAGAAGAAACTGTGCTAAACTATAAATATCATCGTAGTCTTTCTTGCTAATTCCACCAATCCTGACAATAATTGGATTACAAAGCTTCTTCAATTTTTTCATATCATCACAACAATAATCTTCAACTATCGCAAGTTGTTCTTCACTAAGTTCTATCTTATTCATTTCATGTACCTACCTCACATTATTACCTTTTATTTATTTCTCTGTGTAATACTTCTCCAAAGCTCAACTCGTTATCATTGATTTTTATATGCCGTGTCTCTGAACAACATTTCGGGCAACGACAAAACTTCTCATGCTTGTCCTTTGAGAACGACATAACACCAACCATAGACGTATAACACATTTTACAAATCACCATATGTATATCCTTTCTTTACAAATCAAACAGCTCGTTCATTACTCGTGGTTCATATGTACGCTTATCCATTTTCGACATGGATTCCAAAATCTCATTTGTAACCGTATCAGAAATCTTTTTGTCGAGAATAATATTAAGAATTTGTATCTCATTTTTAATACTTCTTCTTTTTATTCTCCGTTCCTTTATCATCTTATATGCCTTCCATCCTTGTGCTGCATTAAGATTACAAAATTCTATGTAATGATTGATATCGGATAATTCCCTATCTATAAAGCTAAGTTCTTCACACAACTCTTCTTTTCTATGTAATGCATCTGTTGCCAATCCATTTAGATCAGTTATTTTATTGATCCATTTCTGAATATTTTCGGCAACCATAACCTTTTCAGTGTTATTTTCCACTTCCGATTGAGTAATCTGCTTTACATTATCAGGTGGAGTATCAATTTTTTGGATATAAAATACTGATTTCAAGGCTTTGGGTAGCGAGTTATTATATAGATTATTGGCTGCTTTATTTGAAAATGTATCAGCCAATGCCTCGCAGGATGTTGGAACATATTTACCATTACGATTTCTCATAATCCAACGAGAACCGTCTGTAATTACATATTGTGCCAACGTAATCATCTCCTCTCTTTGTTTGATTTAGCAATGGATCATCAGAGACTCGAACTCTGAACCTTTCGGTTATTAGCCGAATGCACTAACCAATTGTGCTAATGATCCAAGTCGCTGACACTATCGCAAGTTTATCAGGAAGTATAGTATCAGCTTGTAATCCGTTAGTGGATTAGACTATGGTAGAACTATAGCAACTACACATTTTGCTCTTACAAGGAAATCACTTGCGTTCTGTAACATACCGGGTGGAATGTCACAAAGCAGGGCATATCAGATTCGAACTGATGTAATGCAGGAATCAAAATCCTGTGCCTTACCACTTGGCGAATGCCCTATAAAAATATTAAATTTTGATAAAATATTGGAAACAGGCTATGATTTTAGCCATACTGAACTTGACATAACTGGAAAATTATGCCAAAATATGTAATGACTTAATCTTGGTTGGTTGAGTTACAGTCTAGTGTGAGTAGGTACGCCAATACCGTTTGAAAACTCTAGGCTGTTTTTTGTTGCCTTTTTCATATATTATTTTATATTTGTATAATACTCCGAACACCAGTTCCTGTCAATAGCTTTTGCAAACGTATGTTCGGTACAAACATATCAATTGGTTTTATTCTAATATGTATGGTGTCCTATAATCAGGACACATCATTCTTTTTTCGTCTTATACATGATTGTATGTAAATAGCCCTTCGGAGAATTTAACTGTATATCTGAAAAAACTCTAAGCTGATTAGCAAATTCATCGCACACTTTCGCAATACTTGCTGCTTCTTCAAGAATGCTATTGCATTCACAAAACCTCTTCTTGCAAAATCCAATGTTACAATCTGGATTTTCAAGATCCTGTTTTGACACAAGAACAACTGCATCTTTTTTTGCTACTTTTTTTGCATCTTCTAAACTCATTATTATATATTCCATTCTTAAACATCCTCCAATGCTCCAAAATTTGCATCATATACTGCTTTGACTTTTATTTTCTCTTGTAATTTTGTAATACAACCAAGTCTCTTTATTATTCTCTTTTTTGAAACCTGTCTAACACACTCACCAAGAATCATTAAATCCACAGTTAAACCTTTGCCTAAATCCTTATGAAAGAAAGAATGTGTCGGTTGCTGGAGATGTTTTATTTTACTTGTAAATGGAATTACAATTGTTGTATCAGAATAAATATTTCCATAAGCATTCTGAATTACAACTGCTGGTCTTATACCGCCTTGCTCTCCTGCAAAGACTACATCTCCGAAATCAACTCTAACAATATCAAAAGTGTTTATTTCCATATATCACATCCTCCTTTCTTATATTAAGTATTCTTAATACCCTTGGATTACCTTTGATATTTCATACTATACACCCTTAACAATATAATGTCAATAGTTACTCTTAAGATTATATTTATTTTTTTAACAATATATGCTAAAGTATATATTATCAAGGAGGTAATATATATGAAACTTAATATAAAACCATTAGTTGACGCAAAAGGATTAAATAGAAATCAGCTTTCAAAAGAACTAAAAATAGGATATCAAGCAACATGTAATTTATATGATGGTAATGCACAACGCATATACTTTGATACATTGCAAAGATTATGTGACGTTCTCGAATGTACTCCTAATGATATTTTAATATCTGAACACGACACTAAAAATTAGTGTCGTATACATATTACACAAATTTAACCAAATCAAACGGATTCACTTTCATAGCTTTGGCAACCAAATCCAATACAGCTAAATCAGGAACAGCACTTCCATTTTCCCATTTGCTAATTGTACTTGGTGCAATATCAGCCATTTTCGCAAGCCCTCTTACTGTTATTTTATTTTCAGTTCTGATTTTCTTCCCAATATATTCAACCATAATCACATCTCCATCAGTTTCTCTTTCATTCCCACTGCACCATTCGCATAGTTATTAACTGTTGTATTCACACTACTATGTCCAAGCTGTTGCTGAACAAATGCAAGATTTCCATTTCTGTTCATTATACTGGCATAATAATGTCTCATCATATGTGGAGTAATACCATTTCCATAATTTTCAAATATCTGTTTGATGTTTCTCTCTGTTGTACGTGTACCATTTTTATTTACGAACACAGCTTCTTTGTCTACAATATTATTCAATGTATTTCTGTACTCTAGCCATTCTCTTAATGCTTTCAGAGCAGATCCAGTAAGATATACAGGTCTTTTTTCAGTTTCTCTTTGATATCCTTTTGGTAAAACCATAATATGTGACATATCATTAAGATCAATACATTCACTATTTTCATCTAAATGCAAATCTGATAAATCCAAGCCAGCAAGTTCAGACTCTCTTATTCCAGTTCCTCTTAAGACACGAAAAATAGCAATATTTCTATTCCTTACACATTCATCCTTTTTCCACATTATTTTTTCTTCCATATCATTAAGCTGATTTTCTGTTGGAAGTTTTTGTGTTAAGTTGTTTTTAGAAGATATTCCTTTATACTTTATTTGTTTACTAAAATCTTCCATACTATTATAGAGTTCTCTCAATAAACATTCTCTATATGAATATACATTTTTTATAAAACTTTTAATGATATTTTTTCTTGTTTCCGTTGTGGTTGGCGACATTCCATTTGTTTCCTTATATCTAAGGTACGAACTAATATTTTGTGGTCGCAAGTCACTAAAATCAGGAACTTCTATTCCAGAAATTGATTTCTTATTAATGATATTATTTTCAATCAACCACTGTAAAAAATCTTTAATTGCCACTAAATAATTTAACGCTCCACTTTTACTTTCCAACTCATTCAAGTAATCTCTTAAAAACTGTGGTGCGTTTAACTCATCCAACTTCCTATTAAGCTTCTCAGCATTTCTATTTTGTACTTCTATCTTATAACACATAATTATCACTCCTTTGTGTAATCTGCTATCGCTTTTGCAATAGCTTTAGCTGCTCTTTTACTTTTTAATGATTTCTGAATAGATTCTGTATTCCAAAACACATCACTAAGCCCAGCTAACTCGCCACCGCAATTCCAGTTCGGAATACTAAAGAATCCTCCATTTACATATTCTCCGAAAATTACACTATAGTAATTTCCATTATAATCAACACCTATATGGTGAATATTTTTAATTTGAGTATCACCACTATAACTAATTTTATAATTTTCCATACTATATTCCACCTTCCTACATATTATTCTCTACTTTATCCGTATAATAACGTGATCTAATTCGTTGAGCATAATCCAACATTTCCAGATAATCGTCACACCAACGAATTTCTACGTTTTTCGTGATTTCTCCATTACAGCCTTCATTAAAACATGTTAAGTCTTTGATATGTTTCTTCTTACGCTGATTTCCATTTCTCTGTATACCACTTCCTAACTGATTAATTTTCATACAGTGAAGACATAAAAATCTTGATGCTCTTTTTGGATTTCCCATATTCATTATTATCACCTCGTTTTCTGCATTAAAAAAGAAGCAGTTTATTCTGCTTCTACTTTCATTTATTCCAAATATTTATATTTTCCAGTTTCAACCAACTTATTTATAAGTGTTTCAAGAAAATTAACACAGGATTCATATGTATTTCCTTCGAAAATAACTTCGTTAATAGCTGTATTTTTTACATACCATTCTATCTTATTATCGGTGGAGATGACTGCCATTATCCAATAGCTGAATTGATGTTCCTCCTCTCCGTACATTCGGATTTTATCCCAAACAATCTCTTTTTCACATATCTTATTTTTCAACCAATTCAAATTAATCATTGCTGCTCCTCGGTTTCACCGCTAAATTCATGTTTACATTTCAATTTATCACCAATATTATATAACACATCTGCCTCCACTTGAAAGCAATTTTTCTTTGGGTTACATCTTTTCTCTTAATTTATTGCAAAAATCAGAGGAATCAAGTAATGAGCCGTCAAATATTTTTTTACCTTCTGATTCATATATTTTCAATGCACCATCGAATCCTATAACAGCATATTCTCCATTATATTTATTCATATCTGAAAGTTTCCATTTAACAACTTTATACTGTGTACTGTCATCCATAGGTTCACAATATCCATCATGTTCTAAAAGAGCAATTCCAAACATATAAACTATATTATCCATTATCTATTCACCTCCAAATTTTCAAAAGAAATCGTCATTTCTTTTAACAATAGTTATCCATTGCTGGTATGTCTTGACTTGCAACAATATGTTCATCTTTTATTTGTGGAGCTGAATCAATAAACTCACCATTGAAATTAACTAGAGCTATTGTATCACTTTCAATACAAATAATTCGTGCTTCAGGATTATATACCTGAATCCTTTTTAGAATATATTCCATTTTATCAAAGCATTTTTGCATATCACGAATGTCTTTCTCTTTAATGCCATTGGTCATTTTATATCACCCCCTCTAATCTACTTGTATAGAATTGATTCTAAATCATCAATGACAATTTCCAGCTGCCTCTTTACCTCTTCTTCTTTAATTTCTGTAAGAGATATTTTGTAGTCTTTAATCTTCTCTTCAATTTGATCACAACACCATGTAGGATTATTTCGTTTTCTATCCATCTATATCACCTCTTCCAATCTTCCAAGTAAATCATTCTTTCTTAGTCTTCTAATATCTCTTCTGGCTCTCTTTCTTCAAACTCTGACCATCTGACATCCTCTGTATTGAAATCGCTTTCTGTACATTTTCCATCCTCATAAAAAGAAATTTCACCGTTTGCATATAATTCATGTACTGCTTCTGATATATTCTCTTTCATGTCAAAGCTCGGCAAATCATCTTCATGGTCTTTTATCCATTGTTTTACTTTCTTTACATCTTCATCGCTTAGATGTACCGTATACCATATTGTTGCAATAACTTCTATTTCCATTCCCATAGAATCACCTCCAAAGGAAAGTTAATTTAATAGCATGATGATTCAATTGTATAATTTTCTTCACCATATTCTTCATCGCTTTATTTTTTATATAACATTCCATTTGTAATTCGTTCTTTTGTTCCATCTTTCCATTCTACAGTATATCCTATACCAACATTACTAATAATGACACCCGTTTTTTGCCTAAAAAAATCTGTAACTTCATCTCCTTTTTTCAAAGAAGCCCACTCTTTATAATCTTTCATTTACTTTACCTCAATTCCCATGATCTCACAAAATTCTTTGTCCTTAATAACATCTACAATTTTGAAAAATCTATGTGCGATCTCATTAAACATATCAGCTTGACAAATCGCTTCTGCTGCTTTTGGATGTTCACTTTCCACAAAAGTTCTATATTCTGTTACAAGTTCTGAAAACAATTCCTTTTCTTCGTCATTTTTACAACTGACACGCTTATAACTTTCATAGCATTCCTTTAGTTTATCATTTGGAATGCCTATAAATAAATTTCTTCTCAACATAATATTCTCCATTTCTATACCAAAGGAAAGTTAAATTTACTTGGCTTTTTAATACCATCCATGATTATCAAACTCACCATTTTTATAGGCTTCAATATAATCGTTTAACTGTTCCTGCTTCATATCTCTTACAAAATTTACAGTTCTTAAAAACTGTGTAAAATTCATTTTGTTTTCTCTTAATAAGTCATGCAATGGTTTCATTTCTACTTCATGTTTATCAAATACTAAACTCATCATCATTCTCCTTCCATTTCAATATCAACTGGATTTTCCAATTTTAAAATCTCATCTCTGTGCTCTACTAACGCAGCACTTGCAATTGCGTTGATCTTATTCTGACAAAATGATTCGATTTCTCCTTTTGCTTCCATAACCGTTTTGTCCATCTGTTCATTGAACTGGTCTACAATAAAATCTAAATCACATCCAATATCCATACTTAATTTTCTAAGTTTAGATATTACAGCTTCTTTGTCTGCCTTTGTTAGTGCTTTTTCTGTGAAAACAAATCAGTCACATCCTGAATTAACTGCTGTGCCTCATTCATTGCTTCCTTTGTTTTACCTTTGAATTCATCAGTAAACTGTTCTCTTTTACTAACAAAATCACAAGGAGGTATTTTACCATCTTTTTCAGTATAGCGAATTGTTACTGGAATTCCTGTTCCTTGTCCAAAAGATGTAATTGCCTCAGCAAATTGTGAATAACTCATCTCTATTTCTGCAATAGGAGCTTTACCATAAACCCAATCTCTATTTAATCCACGCTCTATCTCTGCATGTCTTAACTCCATTGTTATCACATTATTATGCTTGATACTACTGCCGAATAAAGGTGTTACACGGCTATTCGATCTATTAAACATAATAGTTCCATATGACGGATGGGAAGTTCTAGTTCCAAAATCTATTTCTTCTACTTTATATTCGTTTTCCATACATTCTATTCTCCTTCCATAGTAAACTTAATTTTCTTAGCTTTTATATCTGATATTCAGATGCACACTTGTCACATACACTAAGGTTATCTTCTTCAATATAATTGCCACATAACTTACAATGATGTGCTTTATGTTTATTTTGTTCTATTTGAAGTAGTATATCTTTTTCTCTTTCTGCTTCGTCTAAATCAATATCAAAAAACTCAGCAAGCAATTTTTCTTTGTCAATATAATCTCCATTTCCCATAACATTAGCAAATGGATTTTCCCTCTTTTGTTTTCTGTCAAATACAGTATATTTACGTAAAAACCAATCCAAAAATTCTCCGCATAATTGTGACTGTTCTTGAATTTCTACCATTTTATCCAATGTTGGAGTTTTTGATTTTTCCATAAAATATCATCCTTTCATAGTAAACTTAGATTTCTTTACTTATGCGATTTCTTCAAAATATTCTTTTGCCATCTCTGAATCGACATCGCATATAAATTTATCTTTATAACATATAGTGTCTGAACCTTCCCAATATTTAACATTACAAACAGTATTAACTGGAATTGTTTCGTGTTCATCCCAACATTCAACAGTAGAAGGTAAATCTTTTATTGTTTTATATTTTGTTTCTTTCATTTATTATATTCTCCTTCCGCAAGAAAACTTGGTTTATTCAATTGATTTGTCTAACTCTTTCCCATATACATCTACATAACCACCATAGGTATTTCCATTCTCTTCATACCAAAAATACCATTCTGTATCTGTTATTCTCTTTACATTTATATCAGAAGTCTTTGTATTCTTAATCCATTTTTCCGCTTCATTAATAGCAGCATCTTCATTTGAATATATCCCAAGCACCCTTGCGTTTGCCTCTAGGTGTTCTTCTTTATTATTAATTACTGTATGTACTATTGTATATAACATATTTATAATCCTCCAATTTTTTTATTATTTTCAAAATCATATTTTCCATATTCATGTTCATATACATTCCATAAAAATGAATCTATTCTAATCCAATCATCTTCTCAAAATACATTGCAGCCTTTCCATTTGCGCCTTCGTATTTACGTCCAATACAACCAATTAATGCCGAGTCTAAAGACATATAAGAATTATTTGTATCAGCATAATTAATATATGTATGCCATAAATGTTTAGGTGCAGTTTTGCTTTCGTATTCTATAATCTGATATTCTCCAATACAATGTATATCAATCACTTTGCCCCATGTAAATTCTTCCCTTATTAATTCCAGCTTTTCATCAGGTGTCGCTTCTCTTACATCAGCATCTGTGATCGTATCTAACTCGCTAAAATAACAACTTCCATAATTACATGGATGGAACTTAAAATCATTTTCGCTTTTTACTACTGTTCCAATCTGATTTTTGTATACAACAATGTCTCCATATTTCATATATTTTTGTCTCCAATTTTCCAATGAATCTATTATTTACTTAAAATATGTATTCTATATTATACAAATCAATCATCGTGCGTTTTTCAGTTGTACCTCTAAAGAAATTAAACCACTCAGAACTCATTAATGGTGCTGTTTTTGCAAACTGTTCCAAAATTTTATTGCTACATTCTTCTAGTCCATTATTACCATAACATTCTGCCTTCAATTCACACCATGTAATTCCAACATTTTGAGGAACTGAAATGTAATCTTTAAAAATTTTAGGAATAATAACTCTTTTTATTTCTGATGGTTCAACTCTTTTTGTAACATATTCTACATAATCATCTACATGTGTATCTGTTTTACCAATTTTATTTTCTTTTGCTTCACATTGAACCTCCAACAATGCTGCACCATAATTAGGGAATGAGTTATGTTTACCAATCGGGCTAAATAAATATACCACCGATGTATCATTTTCTGCTCGTTTTCCTTCGTCCCAATTATCGTTTCCGCACTCATCCATGCTTAAAATTCCATTTTCCATTATGGACTTCAAATCACAAATATCTACGTTTTTGTATAATAGCATTATTATTTCTCCGTTTTAAATCCATTATTTTAATTAATAATATCTTTTAGTAAGTTCTTTATTATACTTCAACAATGCATCTCTTTCTATCTCATCAATTTGATTTCATTCTTATCACTCCAATTTATTTATTCTCTAAAACAATATTGATACAAGGTATTCTATATGAGTAGTCTCTGTTTCCACCAAAATCGTGATCTGACATTCTAATCACAATTGTTTTATTCTTGTAATCACTTTCTTCATATTCAGAGTACGTTTCTGTAATATTGATCCCTCTAATTGTTTCTCCGATATTAAGAAATTTACCGATATTATCCTCTGTAACAGGAATATTAATATTCAAATATACAGACAAACTACTTCTGGAAAACTCAACAGCGTAATCAACATCATCTGGAAAATTCTTAATAATGTTTGAATATCCTTCAGACAATTTTTCAATTTTATCTATTTTCCTTTTATATGGCTTATATGTATCTTCCATATCTGTATCAATCACTTCACAAATAAAGCCATAATAATTTTGATATGTATCATAGTCCATTGGATAATCTGAATTTACTTCATCTCTAATTTCTTCAAAATCGTAGTCATTTGTTTCGTCAAGAATCGTTTTTAAATTAGACTTAAAAACATTACTCCAATATTCTTTTGTTTCAATGTCTTTGTTTTTGCAAATCGCATTTTCAAAAAATTCTGCTGTCAGCTTATCTCTTTTCATTTCAATCACTCCATTGACATATTTAATATTTAATGCTATCATGTTCTTTGCGTTGGAAGATTATGTTTAGTAACTTTTCAAATTACGTGACTAATTAAACAGAGAAGGTGATCCCTTCTCTGTTTTTATTTTACACAATTCCTTCCCCATAAGTCATCTAATACTTTCTGATCGCTTGGTAGATTTGTATAACTAATTCCAATAGTTTGTAACTTGTAGTATTCTTCTTTTGTAATGTCGATTCCATAATCGCCTTTAACAGTTTCTCTATAACCGAATTTATCCTGGCATTCAGGTCTGAAGTACCATTTCTTATAAATTGGTTTATCTCCATGTTCCCATGCAAAAAGACAAGTAATTGTTCTACCAGTAGCAATCTCCGTTGTAACCGATCTTCCAAAATAAGGATTGTACTGCATATAAGCTAATTTGCCTCTTTCAATTGCATCTTGTTTGTCACGTTCACTCATTTCGAATAACTGTTGTGTACCTCTTCCATAAGAAGCATCATACACTTTACTGCTATTCACACCAACAGTTGAATATAATTTAACTCCGTTTCTGTCTGTTGTCTCAACTCTCTTTACTCGTTCTCCATTGATGTAGTCATTGCACAGCCTGTCTGCATAATGCACATTTCCATCTTTATCAACTGTACGAGTTGTTTTCTTCATGTCATAATTATCATAAGCCGCCTTCGCACCACTTGCACCGAAGATTCCTAAGAATGCTAATAAGCCACCAAACATATTTATCAACCTTTCTCTTCTATATTATTTTCTCCATTTGTCCATTTCGTCTACTGACTTCTTATTTAAGTTGTTGTACATATCCTGTCTCTTTCGAGATTCTTCCTTTTGGTGCGCTTTCCAAGGAAGATAAATACATAAATATCCTGCAATTAAAAATCCAATTAACTGTGCCATAATAATTGCCTCCATTATAATTGTTTACGTTCCTATTACTGTTATTTTAATTTTATCATATAATCTTAAATTTTGCACTATATATCCAGGTGTTAAAATGATCCATATTTAGTAACTTTAATACATCCTCAAAACCTTTAACAATATCTGTTGCAAATATAAAACCTTTTGCGTATCCCTCGTAATTATTATTAGGAATAATTGTAAGATACTTTCCATTTTTATGTACTTCATGTCCTCTTTTAGACATTTCCTTCTTAAATTCTTTGTAATTAAACATAATAATCGCCATTCCTTTCCATAAAAATAAGAGATTGAATATTCCAACCTCTTACATATTCTCCAAGTAAATTTCCGTTTCATTGCCCAACTTTTATTTCACTTCTGTCATAATTAGTCTGTATTCCAACACTTCCTTTTGGACTTTCACATAAAGCCCATCCAAAAGTAAGACAATCATGTAATCTAATGTCAGCTATATCTCTATCGCAACCATAATTATCAACAAGATAATTAATTACCTCTTTATCAAAGTCTTCTGGATATTTCCGTCCTATACAAAATACTTTTTCTACTTTCATATGTAATCATTCCTTTCTAAGTCACCACTTTAATATCATCTTTCATCAACAATTTCTCTAATTGGAAATGGAATAAATGTGTTTCTCTTAAATCTTTCCCTGTATCTCTCATTTATAAGTTCCTGCGCCTCTTCTCTTGTATTTGCATGAATAATATCTAAAACAGGACTATCACATTTTCCAATAGCTTCGAAGAAATACATTTTATTTCCATTTCCATACTCTTCATATCCTTGCGATAATGGTATTCTCTGAAATCCGATCTGTTTTGTGTCTGAATTTACTAAATAACATTTTGATTCATGGTCATTTCTAAATTCTATACACTCCTTACTTCTATTTATCATATAACCAACCTCCAATCTTCTTAGTAAATCATCGTTTCATTTCTCTTTCAAAAATAGCCATAGCATCCCTCAATCCTTGATTATATGCTTGCGCAATTTTATATTCTTCTGATTCTTTGACATTTTTAATAGTTGTATCCATCATTTTCATTGATATAATGATTTCTTTTTTAATTTGATTTATCTTATCCATACTTATCTCCAATCATACAATTATTTAATAGTTATACACACCAATATTCTTCTCCATCCATTGCTCTTTTAATTTCATCAATAGACAAATCATATAAATCAGCAACAAAATCTATTGCACTATCAATAGATTGCAACGAAGCAAATTTTCTTCTGTCTCTAAGACAACTAATAGCTTGCTGCAAATTTCTCTCCTTGTGTAATAATTCCTGCTGTTTAATTACTGCGTATTTTTCATAATTGCTTTGACTCATAATTTCACCTTCCTTTTGAAATCCTCATTTCTTATGATTTTTTATTCCCCACAATTTTCTTCCACATTCAGGACAATATTTTATTGGAATGTAAATAGAACCAACACCTTCGCCGTTAAAATAACCAGGACAAGTGAGAATCAATTCTGGAGTAGCGGTTTGATAATCATGAATAACCCCGTCCCATTTTTCATTTTCTAATACATTTCCATTCAATCTACCTTCGTTTAGATTATCACTATGATATGGGAGTTTCGGTTGTTTCCATCCAAATTTTACGTCTGTTCTTCTTTCACAATACATACACATATTTATTCCTCCATTCTTCTAAAGAAACTCTTGTTTACTGTGCTATTTTAATAACTATTATTTTGTAAAATACTCAACACTCTATCTTGTAATTCTCTCGATGTATCAACTGGACTATCAATAATAGCCTGACACACTTTATCAATTTCTTCTTGTGTAAAACAAAGAGTATTATCGCTTTTACATAATTCACTATAAGCTAAATCAAAAGCCTTTCTTAAAGGTGTTTTTGTTTTTTCTTTCTGCGTTTTATCACAATCTTCTAAGAATTCTTTTAAAATTTCCTTTGCTTCTTCCTTATACATATCTCATCACTCCTTAATCTACCTGAATAATCAATCTAATCCGTTTTCCACCTACACAATCAATAACAATTCCGTTGTCTCCTGTGACATACATATCTGGATAACGACCAACTCTTTCAATTTCAGATGCATCACCAGTTTCCATTTTGTCATTGAAAAAATCGTATAACTCATTCTCAACAGACTCTTTTGTAATCACCTTTACAACTTCGAATCCATCATGACAAAATCCCGTCTCGTCTGATAACCAATCTGAAATCTCTTCAAGTGCAAATTCTCTATCTTTCTTATACATTTCCTCTAATTCATCAGGAACAATCATTTCTGTTGGAAGAGCATTTAACACTTCCTTGTCTCCATCTGTGTCCCATTTAATATTTATTGCTTTTAACATATAAATCACTCCTTACGCAATCTTCGTTATTTCCATATAACAACCATCCATGGCTTTATTATACTACCTAATATCATAGAGCCAACTAAACGGAATTTTAACAGTTCCTTCTTTTTTTAATTTTTCCATTATTTCGCCAACATCAAAACATCCTTGCATCCATCCATAGCCCGATAAATACTGTTGTCTATCTAGTTCACACAGTCTATCGTGATATTTAATTGTGTTTTTCTTTAAGAATTTAACATATCTATCAGATAGTCCATAATTTTCCTCTGGGTTATCATCACTATATTCTGACTTAACAAATGAATTTCCATGGAATAACTCAAGTTGCCACATTACTTCTCTCATATTATAAAGAGTTCTCGTTATTCCGTTTATTGCAATCATATAATCATTTCGAGTTCCAGGTTCCCAATTCTTTTTACTACATCTTCCGCATTTATATGTATCTGTATTAATTATCATTTTATATCTCGCCATATAAATCAACCATCCTTTCCATTTGAAATTGCTATTTACTGTGTTTCTAAGTCTGCATTCGTTAATCCATCATTTCTTTCAATTTCTCTCATCTGTTTATCAGTTAATCCAAACACTTCAATCAACACATAGCTCATTTCAAGTAATGCTCCATGATTATCAGTATTAAATTCATTATCTCTTACCTTTTTATACATTCTTGCATATCTAATCTGATATGCAATTCTCATTTTCTCCCATTCTTCCTGTACAGCGTTCATGGTTACACCTCCATAATTTTATCCAATGTATAGGTACAATTTGCAATTCTGAACCCATTCTCAAAGTATTCAATTTCACTTTCCGTTTCTGTATCTACTTGTAAATACACAGGTTGCTTTCCATCAAAGAAAACTAACTCATGTAGTTTTACCTGGTGTAACACTCTATAAAATGTTCCATCGTTCATGCTATTAACACGTTCTAATTTAAAAACTGCCTTGCCTTGTATCTGCCGTAACTGCTTCTTTAATTCTTTCCAATTCGTTGCATTTAACATTCTTATCACTCCAATCTATACTTCGTAATCAAATTCGCTTAGTCCTGTATCAGTTACATAAGTTTGTACAGCTTCAATATATGTTCCATCAAAGTTTCCATTCTCTGTATCATATTCACTCACATGATCTCCAATTTCACATTCATAATGAGCAAAAATATTTGTAATCAAATTTTCCATTGATGTTTTTGGCTCATATTTCTGTTCTCTGATCCATGCAGCCATGTAGTCATAATCACACCATTTTTCTTTTGGATATGTACTATAATCCTTTTCTTCCGTCCATTTACCTGTCCACTGATCTACCATACTTATACCTCTTTGTAATCTTCCAATAGCTCATTTAAGTTACCTTTTCTCCACCGATGAAGTTTTCCATCGCCAGTATAATTTCTAACAACTCCAACTTTATGACCTGCAATTTTCTGATCGTGCTGTATATACTGACGAACAGAATTATGATGATGTCCATCATTATGCACTTCGATGTATTTTCGTTTATTTCTCTTGTTTTGATATGTTCTTATTTTCATTTTAATATCCCTCCAATCGACACCATCTGTTCTCATCAATCTGTTTCCATGCCGTAGGATTTAAGCCATACAAATCCTTTTTTGAACAATTCATCATATCTTTTGTCCATCTGCTATTTGGTATTGAACATTTCTTCGTGGTCTAAATTACCTTTATTTTCACCAGACAGCTTATATAGTACACCATAAGCCTAACTCATTCATTACTTGGTAAATTCCCTTTTGCAATGAAGTACCTACATATTTATCTACATCATCTTCAGTAAAGTTATCATTTTCCTCAAAAATATCATTAATTTTTTGGCACAGATTACTCAACTCTGTTTTCTGTTCTTCTGTTAATTTGTTTAGTAATTCTTCCATTTAATCACTCTCCCTTCAACTCAGCATAACCACCATCGAAATTTTGTTTCCAACTTCTGTATATTCCGTTTGTATCTCTAAACTCTAAGTAATATGCCTCTCTCCAATCCCAAGGCTCTTGCCATGCAATTTCTGCAATCTCACAAACAATTCCTTGAACATGAACAACATCACCAGGTTTTAAATCTCTCATACTAATCACTATCCTTTCAAATTAGGACACAAACCAAGACCACCATCAATTTCAGGCAATCTTCTATATGCATCTCTATGAATGCAATCTTCCTTCATACATCTTTGGCAACAGCATTTCTTGTATTCCTCGTAACTCATTTTATAATTAGTCTCTTTGAATCTCTCTTCTGTCATCATAATTACTGCACCTCCAATGCTTTCTGTACTTTCTCATTAAACTCACCATATAAAGATTTCCATTTCTCAATCATTTCTTTTGTAGGTTCACCAATAAGATTGTATCTTTCTTGCCTATATTCTTCGGGATCTTCACAACATTCTGTTACAAACACAGCAGTTCCAAATTTATCTGCGTCACATCCAAAACCACCAGTTGCAAGTACAAATTGATATTTTGCATCTCTAAATTCTGGTTTGAAAAAATCTGGTTTAATTACTACTAACTTGCCTTCAATATTGTCACTTAATGGGTTACATTCGCTTCTATCAATTATTGTTTTCATTATCGTTTACCTCCTTCGCCCAATCTGGTTCAATTCCTCTTGCTCTCCATTCTATTACAGAAACTTTGTAGCCTTCGTTTTCTGGAAATTTTTCTTTTAATAATTTGTAAACCAGTTTTGCTTCCCAATCGTATGTAAGCTGTCCTTGTTCTGTTGCGAATAAATATTTGCCATCTTTTGACACATTTATTCTTGTATAATCAACCATTTTACTTGCCTCACTTTCTAAATAAACAGTTCTTTCCTTTGGAATTACCAATCACAATCGCTAGGACTAATTCCTTCAATTTTCTTTTCGATTGCGTTTATGTCTTCATGTAACTGTGAGATTCTATTACAAATTGAATTGTGACCACATTCTCTGTAGGCATCTTCCAATTCTTCAACTCTCTGTAAAAATTCATTTCTGAGTTCCTTTAATATATCAATTACAACTTTATCTTCCATATTAAATTGCCTCCTGTAATTTCATTGCTATTATTTCTGTATTTGATACTTTATAATACTTTCTTCTTGCACCTTTTCTAAAAAATCCATAGGTTTTATAGTTATTAACTTCATCCACAACTTTGATTTTTCCTTCAATTCCACAATATGTTATAAATTTTCCTGTAAGTTTTTCGCAAATTTCTTTCGCTTCTCTTTCTATTTTTTCTTTGTCTAAGACAGCATCATATTGTATACGACAACCTATGTTTTCATATTTCATAGACTCAACAAGTGGAATAATTTCATTTAACAAAGCCATATTCTTTTCTACACTTCTGTTCTTATTAAAATCAAGTTTGAAACAATCCATATAATCTTTTCCATTCCATCCTTTATTACTCCAAAAATATAAATCCCAATCACTTTTATAATGTTCCATCGTATCTGTTTCTTCTGAAACCTGGTGAATATCATATCTGTCTATAAACTGCTTCAGAATATCATTTAATGGTTTTGCAAAGCTTTTTGCGACTTTTTCACAATGTATACTCCATTCCTCTTTTGCCATCTTTTCTGCGATTTGCCGATTTTTCTCTTTTTGTTCTTCTGAATAATGTCTATCAAAATGAATAGAATGTATTGAAATCTTTCCGTAACCTTTTTCTATTAACAAATTTTCATTTGCATTTATATAATGATAATCATGTTCTATATACATATTGCTCAACCTCCTACATAACATTCTCAAATTCTTTTACTTTTCTTGCACCAACGTATCCTTTTAATGATTCATAAAATTCTCTTTCTTTATCAATAATTCTATAAATCCACTCACATTTGCACCGCACTTCATGGAATAACATTTCTTCCATTAACTCCTGTTTCTCTTCTTCTGGCTGTGAGAATTTACTAATAAATCCATCTGTATCTGAAATATAATAATTAGCCCCAGAACATTTTGTTTTTCTGTCACACATATACTGAAACACTTTTCTCAATCGTGATTCTGTCATGTAAGAATAATGATATTTATTATCCATGCGATGCTTATTCATTCTCTCTATTGCATAATTCACAAATTTATCTATTGAACAATTTGATAATTTTAATTCCATATCAATCAACCTCCGTTCTATGCTATCTGTCTTGCTATGTCTTCAATGTTTCCATTCATTACAATTACTGCATCTTTATTATCAGGATGTTCATTCATAAAATCTCTCATTCCTTCAAACTGCTTATTGTCTGCATTTTCAATCATCTGTCTTACATCTTTATTATGCAGCTTAATCAGATAAACCTTTTCATAATACTGCTTGAATAACAGATTTTTCTTTTCACAATACTGCTTAATCAAATCAATCTGTCTTTGTTCCTCTTCTCTGATTGCTTCAACCCTTGCCTTCTCATTGGCTTCTGCTTGTTCTTTCCGCTTACGATTTCCAATCAGATGATTGAATAATGAGTTTGTTTCGCACAGATCCTTAATAACTGCATTGTCAATGTCATATGCATCGGGATTATCTTTATCAATCCACCATAAGAAATTATCAATCGTTCTGTTGAAATTCTCTTCAAAGATACATCTGTTACCAAGATTTCTGTTGTAGATTTCCTCTCCGTTTCGCTCAATCCGTAATGATGTATATACATTTTCATCTGGCTTATTGTTGTAGATAGTCCATTCATATCTATCCTGTCTGCCATATACGGTTAATCCGTATGCACTGTATAACTGTTTTTCTTCATTCTTTAAATATAAAAGTCCCATTTTGCTTACCTCCTACAATTCAAATCTGAATTTGTATATTTTGCCCATTTGCCTGTATAAACACCATTCATTCTTTCTTCAAAGGTTCTCTTTCTCATTCCATACATTCCTGTTGCAACTTTATACATGTCATAAACAAAATCCTTTTCCGTATCAATAATCATAAAATCTTTGGGATTTTTCACATTGTCCAACACATACTGCATGAAATCTCTGAATGTAATTAGTCTGTTTGTCGTACACCATACAAGAATTTTGTTTTTGTCTTTGGTGTCTCTTGTTACAAATTTCATCAACTGCATTTCACATTCTCCCTCCTAATAAATAAGACAGACACATTTGTTTGCGTCTGCCTTATTATTCTCTGTATTACTGTTCGTTATTTTCCTTTGGTGCAATAAGCTTTGTAATCTTCTCTGTGAAAAAATCACAATATCCATTAATACTTCCGTCATTGTAAACCCAGAACCAATCCTCGTCATAATTCCAGAAAATCATTACTTCATGACCTGCTGTAACACCGTCAAATACGTACTTGTCTCTCTTTCCATCTTTTGAAGTAAAACATTCCTTTACACTATCTTCACTTGCTCCATTTTTTCTCATTTTTAGATATAAATACCTTCTAAGATTTTCTAAATCCCTTTCTGTCTGTACATCAAAGATTTCAACCATATCATCATATGACAAATTATCGTTAATATCGTTCTGAGAAACACGATCTTTTTCTGTTAATCTCTTTAACTCTTTACTAATTGCAAACAGTGCTGATTCTTCATATTTTTTACATTCTTCTTCGTTACTAAATACAGTTCCATCCTCTGCAATGTACTCTGTTCTTACAAGTTTCTCAATTGTTTCTGTTTTTCTAATTTCGTTTACTTTCATAATATTTACCTTAACCTTTCTTGAAATTCTTTGTTAGTTACACTAAAAAAGCAGATGAGTTTTATTTATCCATCTGCCTTATTATTCTCTGTGTTATTTACCCTCAATCCATTTACATATCATTAAGTAAACAATAAAAATAATAATTGTTGTGACAATCACTTTCCAATCAAATAAATCTACTCCAATTTTATTTGCAATTCTATTAATTGCTAATCCTAAGAAAAATGGTAATACTTTTAACAATGCTTCTATAAAATTTTTCATTTTGTTCATCCTTTCTTCTAAGTAAATTACAATTTACTTTGCTTTTTCGTTCTGAAATACAACGTCTGATATTTCTTTTATTAATCTTTCAGCATCATTAACTCGCCTTGCTAAAACATCATCTGTACAAAAATCCCATTGCTCATCTTCATTTACCTTTTTTATTATCTGTAATGACTGAGATAATAACGTGTTAATGCTTCCTAATGCTTTTAATGTATTATCTTTATCAATAATATGTTTTGCCATATAATCACGCTCCTTTACCACTCAGGCTCTTTATCGATCAAGCCCAAGTAAAATTCATGCTTTGCTCCATCATTAAAATGTTCTCGTAGATTAGCAAGTGTTTTCGTTCCATTTTTTAATGATTCATAATCAGCAAGTACCATATCATCTGTATATTTTGCATACTCGTTCCTACCAATTCTCAATCTAAAAGTTTCACCTGTTCTAACCCAACCCCATTTCCCTGTATTTTTTGCTTTCGGATAAGCACCTATCATATACCCATATAAGTCTGGATATTTTTCTGAATTTTCGCTATGCCAATCTTCAAGCTGTATTTTCGTTCCGTCTGATAAAACAGCTTTGTCAATTATTTTCTGCATAATTTTCAACCTCCCCACTTTCTAATCTCAATACCAAATCAAGTACTTTATCTCTGTACTTAATCATCTGTACTGCTTTTCTAAGAGTTTCCTTTTCACCAAATTCATCGGGAATAATATCAATTCCATACTCTATAAGCTGCTTTTCTGCCTCATACATCAAATCTTTTGCATTCGCTTCTGGAATATAATCTTTACCTCTTGAATCTGCAATTCCAGCTTTCACATATTCTGGATAACATAAATCAATGAATCGTGGCAACTCATTGTCTAAGTCCATCATATATGTTAAGTCAGGATCAAGGATACGTTTAGGCTTACCATCTCCACCCCGCTTTTCCATTCTTTTCGCAATATCTTCTGTTTCATAAAATTCATTCTCTGCAAGAACTTTTCTCTGAATTTCTTCTGCATTTGCCTTAATGGTTTCATATAATGCCTTTGCATTAAAGTAATTGCTTTTCATTTTACCAAGCAATACTTTATCATACTGAATCTGTGGTAACATATTTATCACACTCCTTCCATCAACAGCATTCTCTTATATTCTGGGTTCTTCTTATGATTAGCAAAAATTGGCTTATCATTATCAATAGTCACAGCTCCATATGGATCTGTTGCAAATGGATTTTTTCTCCAACCTTTAGGCATTTCAGATACAACCTCAAGACCTTTTTCTTTTGCAAATTCCATTACATGTTCAATTTTCTTTTCTGTTGCACTCTTGCCGGTAGCAGACTCAAATAGTTTGATACAAGCTTCAATGATTTTCTTTTGATTTTCCTCTGTATCTTCGAGTAACCAATCAAAGTTGATTACACTTCTCTTTCCGTCATCACTTAATTTTGTTGTTGGATTATAAATACCAAAACAAGCTCCTTCAGAATCATGTACATAAGTATGGCAACCAATATAGGTTTCCATTACTTTATCAGTCCAACCATTTTTATACCATGCATAAGGTAATGAATTTTTACCTCCTGGATTTTCACAATGTACAATCTCTATTGTCATTGTTTCCTGTTTTGCATTTTTACCTATTACTTTTATCCATGTACTTCCAAACCCATTTGGTTCTTTTATTTCGTACTGCATCATATTAATCAACCTGCCTTTCCATGTATAACAAACTTGTCATAATTCCCTTCAATGCATACCAACACTGTTCTGCGTTCATATATCCAATCAGTGAACCAGTATCTTTCTTTATGTGGAATTGATTGCCACCTTCAATACTGATTATTACAGATATTTCCGTTTTACTTACTGCATTGATAGCACTGATTTCTCTATCAATCTTTTCACACAGTTCTTTTTCGCTTTTGCTTAAATATCCTGTAACTCCGTTATCCCATTTGATATTTAACATTAGTATCATCTCCTTATCTCACATACGGAATATCTTTTCCATGCATATAATTTTCACCTCTAAAACAATCTCCACAATATTCCCAAATTCCATCATCTACCTTTTTGAATGTAGAATATGTTGTTCTGCCCTTTCCATTTTCATCAATTCTACTTGAACATGGTTCACCAATCTGTGAACAATCACTTCTCATACAAGCTGGTGGTAATAAATCCATAAAGGAATCAATCATATCCTCTGTGAAATACTCACCAACTTCATGTGCATCAAGTCCAAAGTAATGTTCTTTATCTACAATTTCTTTTCCCTTGTACATTTTCGGTTTGTTTAATGGAACACCATCATATTCAACTTCTTCAATCACTAAATCTTTATTGAACCATGCATATGCTTCATAATGCTTTTTATAAATTTCTGCTGCTTTGCGTGTTGGGAATATCTGTGGATTACCTGCTGATAATCTATATTTTCCTTCGTAATAATACACAACTTCATATCCCTTAAGTCCTTTTGTCCATACTGGAATATCAGTTTCGATTACATAACCTTTATCAACTGACCATTCAGTTGCTTCATAATCATATTCGTCTACAGGTTTACCAACTGTTTTATGCTTGTAGCTTGCACACTCTTCTTTGCCTTTTTCTGTAAGCACAAAATGTTTTCCTTTGTCTGCTTTATACCAATTATTCCGTAATTCCATAATTCGTTTCCTCGCTTTCTTGTAATAAAATAGGCAGCTAGGTATTTATTCTCCTAACTGCCTTTGCGTTTGCTATAAATTAATTGCGTTTCCATCTTCATCATATTCAATCGGTGTAATATGAACTGCATAACCGATTTCTTTTTCTTTGTCATAAATCTCCATTGTGCCACCTGCACAAAATTCAAATGAGAACCGCCTGTCATCCGATTCAAGTAATTTAATCAAATGATCCGTGAGTTCATTTAAGTTCCGTGCGTCCTCTTTTGACTTTTCAATTCTTGTCATTTCGCTTCACTCCTTTTTATAAATCTCTAACTTATGTAACAAATCAAACATTGCTACATATCTGCCCTGATTCCGTTCTTTGAGTTTATCATTGTCGTTCTGCATTGCATCATCATAATCTTTATTTACTTTTCTAAATTCCTCTACAATAATTTCAAGGATTTTATCCTTTGTCTTGCTGCATTTATATTTTGCCATTTCTCTTCACTCCTTCCTAAGAAATCTTAGTTTCATCTGTGTTGTCTTAATACTTCATCAAATGCTTTTATTGCCGACTCTAAGCAGTTAGCCCATACACAGATATTTTCACATGTGATTCTTACACAATCAAAATCTTCATTAATCTGTTCTTTTGGAACTAAATCAATTTTTATTTCCTTTTCCATATTTTCTCCAATCTGCCTTTGAAATGCGAATTTACTCTGTTTCTACTTCATATATTTTCCAATCAATATTGCATGAATCCGTCTGAATGTTCGCATCATATTCATCAATGGACGCTTCATCTCCTTCTTCTACTAAATTCTCATATCTACTTTTCATTTCATCATAAGCTTCTATATAAGAATCATATGTGTCTGGCTCATTTATATTTTGATTTTCAACCTCTATTAAAATCCATTTACTCATTTCTCTTACCTCCAATCTTATGAAACAGATATTTCAAGGTAAAAGGAGAATGAACAATGGTAAGAATTGGTAGTATTGGAATAAATTTGCAGGATGAAACAAAAGAAGTTTCAACCGAAAATAAAGTTTTGAGTTTTCATCTTTTTGGTCAGTGTCCAAAATGTAAAAGAGAAATAGAACTTGTAGAATCCATGAAAACAGATTCTTGTGAATGCGAAGATTCATATTCATTCACAGGTTGGAGATATAAATGTAAATGTGGTCATATGGTGCAAATTCATGAAGATGCTTTTGATTCTGTCATTGATTCGTTTTATGAAGTTGGATTTGTAGAAGAAAACGCAGAGTAAATGGATATTTCATAAGGAAGGTAAGTGGTGATAAGCATGAAAAAAGTAAAAGTAACAATGACAGTTGTATTAAATGATGATAAAGATGTAGAGGAAATCAAAAGATGGGAGCATCATATTGATTATGCGATTGATATGGATAGTTATCCAGAAATTCATCACATTGAAAATGTAAATGTTGAGGAACAGTAAATGCGTGTTTACTCTGCTATTACATTCATCGAGATAATAAAATCCTTATCTTCCTGCTCATTATCTTTTAGGGACAATTAAATTTCCTGTTAATGTAACTTCGATTCCGTTTTCATATTTTCTAAGACTTCCCTTTTCAACCTCAAAATCATTATATTTAAGAAAAATACTATCTCTCCCATTGTATTCCGCAACAATTTTTCCATCCAACCATACATAGACATTTTCATTTTCGCTTATATATGATAATAAATCATCTAATCGCATAAATTATACCCTTCGCTTTCTTCTGCCTTTTTCAAACTCTCTTCATCTACAATACAGTAACAACCAATAGCATCTCCAACTCTGTCATTATCAACTCCAAGAGATGTAACAATTTCATTAAATGTGCCTTCTGTATAATCTTCTCTGTAGATTTCGAGATACTTCTGACCTTTGGTTACATAATTCTCTTCCGTTTTTCCTCTAAAACAATCCAATGCATTCTGTAAGCAATCTGCTTTTCGCTTTGTATCATTCCAATATTCAAAATATGTTCCGTGTGACCACTGCTGATCTTCAGGCTGCGTTGGATCGTAGCCACTTACAACCGCATACTGTGTATCACTTTCGCTTTGCAGTAAAGCATAATTGTCTTTCCGTAATAACTCTGTCCATTTCATGTTCTTACACCTCCTATTCAATCACTTCTACTTCTTCGCTTGATCCAATAAGCATTAAATCTTTCATTGGACAATTTTTGTTTAAACAATCTGCCTCAAATATGAATCCATCATTTGATGTACAGATCCATTCTTCTTTCATATGCTTAAATTTTGTTCCCACTTTAATATTTCTTGTCTGCATAATCTTATACCTCCTGCAACTTATTCTCTTTTATAAGTCTTTCACGAACCATTCTGTTTAAGTCCTTATTGACTGCTATGATTTTATGAGAAGTTCGATTCATATAAATGAAATGACTTCCCTTGCACCGTGTAAATCTGTATCCATTCCGTAACAGAATTGGTTCGAATTCTCTTAGTTGTTTTGTCTTTCTATATGCCATAATTCATCTATCCTTTCCTTATTATAATGTGTTTGCCCGTATAGTCTGATAGCACAGCTTCATTTCACTTTTACCGATGTTTCATTTTCATCACTCGCTTTCCAATATGTTATTCGCTGTTTTATGCCGTTTTTGTCTTTTTGATTGGAACAACTCTAGTTCCAGAAACTTCCCTTGATTGTTCAAGTCCAAGATTTTTAACAACCATATCTTCTGTGTAAAGAGATACGGCAGTTTTCATATCAAGCATTGGATATTTTACAGTTGCCTTTGCCTTTAATCCAACAGGTGTAATCTGTCTAAGTTCTTCAATTAAAAATTCTTTTGTTGCTTCACGGTCATTCGCATAGAGTTTATAAATATCTCTTAATGATCGCATAATATATGTAGAATATCCGTTTGGCTTCCGATCAAATCCAGCTCCTGCACAAATATCAAATACATATTCAGCAGCTTTTCCGTTGTCTAACTTGCATAACCGCAATGTCTCTGTATACGAACCAAGAACAGAAGCTTCTCTGTTTCCCTTACTTGCAACATATTCAAAGCCATATTTCTTTCTCATATTCTCCAATGTTTCTGTTGATGGATCATGTAAAACCATCATTGCGCCATGCTTCTGAATAGGTGTTAAATCCTTTACATCTCTATTCTGGAATGCGTACATTTCAGCCTCAAATTTAAGTCTATCTTCTGGATCAGTTGGTGCATTTAAGATCATCTGTACTTTTAAATCTTTGTATTTCTTTTTGTTTACAATCTGACTTGCAATCCAACGACCATAACCATCTACAATGTATACTTTGCCTTCTTCCCAATGCGGAACGCCCATAAGTGGCATAAGTTTCCGTTCATCCCAATTCCGTACAAGATACTGAAGATCTCTTTCCGTTCTCTCGTCTGTCTGATACCGTGAATCAACTTCCATTAACTCAACAGGAATTTTAATAATCGCAATCTCTTCATTAATGTCCGTATACATCTTTGTAAGACCTTCTAATTTGTCTACACTTCCTTTTGATCTCTTTCCTGTTACAACTTCAAACATTTTGCACATAATTTTTACCTTTTTAACCTTTCTTAAAATAATTTTTTGCATTAAAATAGCGACCACATTATTTCGCAGTCGCTTTGATTTCTCTTGCCTTTACCATCGCATTATTCATTTCAACACAGATCCCATGACAGGTTCTGCGTTCTCCACATCTTTTACATAGTGAAACGAACAATGTTTCCTTAATTTCCTTTGCCATTTAGACCTCTTCTCTCTCTAAAAGTGTTTCGTAATATTCGCTTTCGCTTTTAAAAAGCTGGTATCTTCCATTGATCCAACCCATATAACCTTCTGGTACTTCATATCCTTTCATTTATTTTTCGCCTCTCTTTCCGTTCTCCTTGCTAAATTATTTTCGCTGTCTGGGCAGATTCCCATAGCTAATAATGCATCTTTTGCTGTGCATCCTGTAATAATCGCATAGAATAATGCGTCCCATGATGCCTGATTATCCCGTAATGTTCTTGCCATGATTTTCACTCTCCCTTCTATAACAATCCACATGCAGCTAAAAGCTTTTTTGCAAATGGATGTTTGTTTGCTTCGAGTTTGCGTTTTAAGTCTCTATTGTAACGCTCCTCAAAATAATCACGCTCTGATTGCGCGATTTCTGCTTCTGGACGATTATCAATAACATCATAACCATCCTTAATGATAATTATCATTTGGTTTTCATCCTCCTTCTGTACTAAAAAAGCGATGCTAACGTCTGTGCTAACATCGCTCTACTCATGTTATGAGTTTTAATTCCGTGTGGTTTCCGTGTTTCTGTTCGGACTGAATAGATCCGTGATGGTTTGCTTGCCTTTGCTACTTCATAATCACAATAGGTTGCGTGAATTTGTTTTGCTTTCTCTGACATTGTTTTTACTTCCTTTCTTATTATTTACCACTCTGCACCGCTGTATCTGACCTGTAAAATAATATCATCAGTTACCTTTTCTGTTCCGTTACTATCTATGAGCATAGATACTACGTCTCCATTTTCATAGTCTTCACAGCCACGAAATTTCCATTTGTTTCCGCTATAATCCTGTACAGTGACAACGTTTTTCTTTTTGTTTACCTTTGTTACTTTCGCTGTCAAAGGATATGTTTTGTTTTCATCTAAATCTTTAAGATGCGGAAGTTTCTCACAGATTTTTGAATATGAATATCCATCTGCCTTATTGAACTGCTTTGTTGTATCGCCAAGCTCAAAGCAGAGATATCCATATTTGTCATAGAAATAACCAGTAATGTCACAGATTGGAATTGCATTTGTGATACTGATCTGCTTTGGAGTTGAGGCATTGACTGTTTGCGTTGGTTGCATTGTGCCTACCGTGTAGGATGTAAGGATTGTTGCTGTTGTAAGAATGAGTGATAATAATTTCTTTTTCATATTTGTTCTCCTTTTCTGATTGTTTTTTGGTATAAAAATAGCACCCGGAAATTGGGTGCTTGATTGGTGCTGTGTTTTGCAAATTATTCTTCATCAAAATTATAATTTGCGTCTATATCTTCAAACTGCTCGTCATAATACTTACGAGCTTCTGAACAACGGAGTTCATAATTACTTCCGTTTGCTGGATAACCTTCAGCTTCACACTGTTCGGCTATCTCTTTGCATTCCTCTCTGTACTGCTTTTCGAGTTCGCAGATTTTATCTATATCTGCTTTTGAATACACTCCTGCTTGTGTCATTGATTGACGCATTTCTTCTATTGTTGGCATAGTGGTTCCTCCCTTTTTACATGGTTTTTAGCTTTTCTTGGAGTTCAGCTATTTGAGCTTCTATGGCTTGTTTTTCTTCGTTTGCCTTATTATATTCTGCATCTGGTATCCATTCCATTATGTCAGATGGTTGGACTTTGAGATATTCGCAGATACGGTTTAATGTATCTGTTTTGAATATTTCATTTTTACTTATTTTAGATACAACATTAGTGCTAATTCCTGTATCTTTACATAGTTGTGTTTTTGTTATTTTGCGTTCGCTTAAAAGTGTATCAAGTTTATAATATACTATCATATAATTTTCGCCTCCTTTTATATATTCAAAGATAGCATATTATTTGACTTTTTTCAAGTGCTATCATTTTTATTTACCATATGTCAATGCATATGGTTTTGCCTTGAACCATTTACGTATATTGTCAGTAAGTCCCCATGAAGTTTGTGCAAAGTCGTTTTGATCGTTTAGCACTTCTTTCATTGCTTCTTTTTTCGCTTTTGCATGTTTAATTGCCATGCTTCTATCTTTTCCCATGATTTTATCCTCCTTTTTAGAATCTCCAATGATGCTTGAATTTATCAGGTATAGCAGTTGCAGTTACAGTTCTACCCCAGCAGTCGGAAATTTTCCCTTCCATTAGACAACCAAACTCATTTGCAGAGTTTGACAGTGTTACTAGCTGAGAAGTAACGGAGCAAATTTCATCTCCGAAAAGCTCAGAGTTGGCTGTGAGCTGATTTGCAAGTGCATGGATTTCATTTTTTCTGAATTTCAACATGTCAATTCCCTCCTTAATTTTAAAAATGCACACTATAAAAAGGGCAAAGTATTTGCCTTGCCCTCTCTAACTATGCATTTTATGGTTGCATACTATTTGTTGTTTTTCTTAGATTTTTTTGTGTACTTGTCAGTTAATACGCTAGGAATATCGGCAGGTTTGATAGTTCCTGCTTCTACCATCCACTCAAAGCCTACACCGTAAAGGTTTTTAAGCGCATTTGTTACGTCATACTTGAGAGCCTTTGTACCGTTAGACTTTACAACGGTTTTCGTGTCAATCTTCTTACCGATTGATTCCAGAACGGCAGTTTCAAATGTTGTACCTGCTACATCAAGTTTGTAAACTTTGTAGAAGTTCTCTACTGCTGTCTTGACATCTTCTAAGCACTTAGCATCTTTCATAGCTTTGCGGAATTTTTTGTCGTGTTCGTTGTATTCAAAAGAAGCTTGTTCTTTGAGCAACTTATCCCACTCAACCTTTAAGCCTTCATTGATAGTTACATAATTAGTACGCATCCGGTTCAGATCCTCAACTGTAATGTCAAGATTTCCCGAACCTTTTTCGAGCATGTCGTCAATGGCTGCAATACTGTTATTATTAGCATCAATTTTTGAGCCATAGATTGTATTCAGTTCGGCTTTTTTGATGATGCAACGGAAAAATTCAGAAGTCCGTGTTGATAATGTGCGTGCTGACTGGAAAAAGTCAACTTTAGTGTTGTTTGTTGCTACTGTTGTGTTAGTTGTTGTTTTACTCATAATGTTCTCTTTCTCCGACTTGACGCAATCGGTGCTATGTATTTTTATTGTGTACGTTGTTATCCTCAGCTTTTAACAGACTTGGAACTGTCAATCTTTGCAGACTGGTAGCTTTATAACGTCCTCCTCACCTTACCTAGTGCACCTCACACCGTTGTACTTTCGTACACCCCTAAAGAGTATTCATGCTTAGTCTTGAGCATTCATGACCTCTAACCCCTTTAGGATATAGATACAGACCTCAATATTCAATTCCTACGAGTTGGGGAACGTAGGCACTCTATTTTCACCCCGAATTGCAATGCAAATAGTTAGAATATAAGCCGTAACTTATTTTCGTAGTGTGGTTTGTGCCGTAACACTTGCCACCTATCCGCAAAGGCATTTTTAAAGATATGCAAACTTTTTGTGGAATTTTTGCATGAAATATGCTAAGATATGTAATGCGTAAAGGTTAGTATTTCATGCTATCCACTATGTAAGGGTGTAAGGTGTGCTAGACTTTGCACCCTATTTATAGGTTGCTACCCTATATATAAGCTATAAGTTTGAACATTTAAGTCAATCGCTTGACTTGTTTAAAGTATATCATGTTGCTTGTCTGTTGTCAAGTATTATTTTAGGATTGCTTGCAAAGAAGTTTAAAGTCTTGTTACTTCCTAGTTATTCGCTTGACTTGATACAAGTATAACAGATGTTCTTTTACTTGTCAATTGTCAATTTCTAATTTCTTAAAAATTGTTTGCTCTCTTGACTTGGCTATATATTATCATATGTTTTGTCTAAAGTCAAGTATCATTTTTCAAAAAATACGATAAATTATAATACAAACATATGTTCTACTTAGATAATTCAGATCTGATTTTATCGAACATTTGTTCTATTCAAAAAGAATGTATAATATATATCTATTAACCATTGTTATAGACTAACTGGGGGTAGTTAAAACTAACTAATAGGACTGCAAATGCAGCAAACCCTATAGCTGATTCATCCACACACCAACTTAAAAATCCATCCTTTTCCAATCCATTAAATTCCAACAAAATCAAGCAAAATCTCAATTTCCCCATCTCAAACCACTTATCGTACCCCATATCGTCAAAAACCTTATTTTTCAACCATTTCACTCACTTCAACCCCTAAATTTCAAAATCCCATCATACTAAAATCACACCCACAATCCTATTTTCTTCCTTATATATAAGCGTTTTCACCGATAACGATTTTTCCATCAAAAGTCACACTCAAGAATCTCAACATATTGGGGGTATATTAAAACCTTCGCACAAATCATCTTTTAAATAGAGATATCCATATATAAAACAGCAATAAAAAAGGACTACAGCCAAAGCCATAGTCCAATAAACCAATACTTGATCAATAGAAATATATATTTATTTTTTGGATATCATATTTATCTTTAAAATTCAAATTATATCCATCTTTCTTTTTTACTTTTTCATTAGCAGGGACATATACATAACCAGTAACTATTCTCGTTAATTCTCCACTACTATTATAACATAACGCAGAATATTTTGCAGATTTAGTAATAGGTGAAGTAAAAACAATATCTCTATATATCCAACCATTATCAATATACTGATCAGAAATATTATATTTTATATCAATAGAATCTGCTCTATTTACACTTCTCAAAGATATCTTTAACTGTTCGTCATATTGTATTGGATTATTAAAATCTATTACACGTCCATTATTATATTCCATTAATGCAATAATATAAGTATTTTTATTTACTATATAATCATTTGTGTTTTGTCTAATATAAAATCCATCCTTATCGTATTGTTTAATAGAAATATTAACATTAACAGTAACATCATTATTGTTTACAATTTTGATCATTTTATTATACTGTCCCGAATATGCATTTTCAGGAATATCAATCAACTCATAACTTACATGATCTTTTAAAGCATCCTTGACAGTAACCTTACAAACATAATTTTTATTATTATATTTGGCGATTATTTTAACAGAACCATGTTTTAATGCTTCTATATGTCCATAATTAGTAACTTTCACAACATTTTTATTAGAAGAAGACCATCTAGCAGAATATATTTCCGTTTTTCCTTCATGTATTTTCAAATTCTTTACTTCGCCAACATACAAAGTAAGCTTTGTATAGTTCAATTTAACCTTATTGGCAGCATAAATATTTTGTGGTACTAATTGAATAACGGTAATAACCATTACAATGCATAACACAAAACTAAATATCCTCTTTAATATCTTCAATTTCTTCATATACAATTCCTCCTTTAAAATTAGATATATTTATTTTACTACCAAAAGAACAATAGTGCAATAATCACATTTTTATAAAGAGAGAATAATACATCAAAGGAGGAATCAAATATGATACAAGAAAATGAAATACCAAAATATCTCAAGTCAACAGAAAGTAATATCTCAAAGAGTAACCGCAAATCAAAGCACAAACATCATTATGAAGAATGCCTGATTCAAAACAAATCCACATTCGCAGGAAAAACTCATCTTAATACAGGTTTATATACCTACTGTACTATTTGTGGAAAAATAAATGAGCGATTCAAGGAAAATAAATCTATTGTAAAAGATTATATCAGAGAAGTTAATTCGCCAATAGGTAAATACAAATGCTACTCTCGTATTTCTGATGAGGAATTATATGGAAAGTACCACGACAAATTGCCAGTATTCTTTGTAGAGGATATTTACAAAGAGAAGTATGTTGATTTGGAACAAACAGAAAGGAATAAAACAAATGAGCAAAGGTAAAATTTTTGAATCATTAAAAATACCATTCGTAAAAACTTGTCTTATATGTGGAGAAAAATATTATAAACGAGTTACCAAAAAAAGGTAAAACAAAAGGGTTAGATTTGAATTTTGTATCAAAAGAAACATTTTTCTCATTACATTATTATTATGAATATCACTGTTATACATGTGGATATGAATGGCAAGAAAAATATCTGTAACAGAGAATAGTCGTATAGGTACATCATACATGTACCCAAATGAAAATATTAATCCAAAACACCACATACCTAAACCAATCAATAACAATCAACCAAAAAATTATAGAGCTTGTATGAAGCGTAAGCGAAATACAAGCGTAATAGTCTGTCTTATTAATAATGTTATATATCTTCTTTCAGTTCGGCAAAGTGGGTTTCATCCCCTACCAATTTCTAAAATAAAACAGACATGTGGGGGTTCAGACCTACTTTACTGAACGCTCGCAAGGTTCTCTTCCACTTAATTTCAAATGGAGAATAAATAAATATCACATATAAAGGAGGAATTTTTATTGCAACAGAAAACAGAATACTTTACTCGTTTTCCAAATAACTATATTCAAGGAAACATTAAAACTAAATATGGAGTTAGTCGTAAATTCTATATTACTTATATCCTTATTGATAAATATAGGTCTTACGAAGACTATAGTTGGATTACTCTTAGAAAAGTTCTAAATTTCTACGGATACAAGACACACAAACGCAGACCGAAAGCTGTTCAAGAAATTCTTGATGTACTGGAATATATGATCAACAACAAAATGATTGAAGTTCAACAGGATCTTGACACGCTTGGATATGATACTGGCATTGAAATTAAGATCATTCCTGAAAATTTTGATGCTGTTGACAAGTTCTCAAAAATCACATCTTCTCAGCTTGATTTTATTATGATGAACGAATCTAGTATTAATAAAGAGAATATATTAATGGCTTTTCTTTATATTAATTCGTATATTTTCATTCGTCCCAAAAATAAAGATAATGAAGAAACTATGTATAACCCTGAAATTAAACCAGAAGCTTTTTGGCGAAGTATAGAATCTATGTCAAAAGAACTTTCTATGTCAAAAGATACCATTAATCAATGTATTCAATATCTCACATCTTCTATTGGCGACAAAGAACCACTTCTAATTAAAAAAGAAGTTGGTAGTGTTCAACCTAATCCAAAGAAACCACCACAAAATGTACCAAATATATATGTACTTAATAAAGAAGGATATGAGCAAGAAATTGAATGGGCTATTGCTAAGATGTTGGAAATCTACAATGTAGACTCATTTGGAGAAATCAAAAACGGCAATAAGTCGTAAATAAAACAGAGAATAAACATATGTAACAAATTAACGCAGCACTCAAAGGAGTTGATTGCAATGAATAAATTTTTAAACAGTAAAGGAGAACTAATTAATGAACAGAACCGTAACAATTACATCAAAGAACCATAAATACCAGAATACATATGGAGGCAATATTTATATGTCAGATTTTTGCACCGATTATGAAGGCAGTCGTAATATTGCTGATAGAATTATTTCGGATTGGAAAGACGATCTTTCACGTCATAAACAAATGGAAAACAATATCAGAAGTTATAGAGAAAGGAAGATGAACAATGGCAGATAAAAATATGACAGTTTCAATTGAAGAACAGGAAATTTGTATTAATGCAATGCGTGATGAGAAATTCGCAACAATTTATGCTTCAGATTCTACATATATTACTAAATTGGATAGATTGTGCAAGGAAAGTCCTGATATGTACTCTCTCATTTAAGATACTGGTAGAGGTAAGAAATATTTATTAAAGGATAAAACATTAATCAGTTTTAGAGCAAAGAAACGTGAACTTACAGATGAACAGAAAAAACAGGCGGCTGAACGTATGAGAAAATATCAAGCTAGTAAATCTAACTGAGATACCCTTTCTAGCCAGAATTTCTAATGTACACCATTGTACAGAAAATTCTACGCCATTCGGTGAACAAATACCCATCTAAAAGTTGTAACTTGAAAATTTAAACAACTGTATTAAAGGAGAATTAAATAACTATATGTGTAGTATATGTGGAAGAAATGACGGTCTACATGATTATCGGTGTCCTTATTACTCTCCACCTCATCCAAAGTATCTATGCTGTTATTGTGGCGAAGGTATTTATCAAGGTGAACGCTATCTTGATAATGAAAACGGAGAATATATGCATGAGGACTGTATTGGATGTTTGGGGACAGACAGAGTAATTAATTGGCTTGGATTTAAATACAAAGAAATGGAGGACTACGATGAATAAAATTGTAAATAAACTAAAAGATAAATTACCTCAATTTTGCAACACACAAGATTTCTGGTATGTGAAATTTAAGGATAAACAGTATTATATTGATAAAAAGAGATTTCGTAAAAAGTTAATATATAAATTTCTAACATTTATATCAATTACTTTCATTTTTGTTTTCGCAATCATGGTTGACAATTTATGTATTAGAACAATAGGATTGGTAATTTCTGTTGATACATTTGGAATTGTAGCTTTCAACGAAGGAAAATCTGAAAGTGAGTAAATAGAAATTTCATTTGGAGAATATATAAGTGAAACATAATAAATAAAAGATAAAAGGAGGATTTATGGCTGGTACAGTTGAAAAAGAAACCAATTTTTATCTATATAAGATTATAGATAAAGACGAATTAGTGTATATTGGGAAGTCAACTAATATTGATAATAGAATTGAAGTTCATAGCGTTATAAATAATTATTTTGATAAAAACATGTATTTTATATGTAGAGGAGAAAGTATATCAAATTTGGTTATTTATATTGCAAATGTTCCTGACGAGTATCTTTTGTCAATATATGAAATAACATTAATTTCAAAATATAAGCCACTATATAATAACAGCGACAAGTATGATACAAAACATCTATTAAAGTTACCACAAATAAATTGGTTTCCATATGTATCAAAAGAAAATTGTGAAGCAATTTATAACATGAAAACAGGCAAGATTATTGATCCTTGTTTAATAGATACACCACTAAAAAGATGGAATATTTTAAAAGATTTACATATGGAGGAAATTAAATGTTAGATACACAGATTAATATGTATTCTGTAGATACAGGTCATTTTTATAGCAACCATGAAAAATACTTACATGAAATGAACTGTAAATACAGACGTGAAAGAAATTATGTAAATAATATGCTTCCAAAATTAGAAGAAGAACTCGTGACGCAAGGTTACAACAAAGATGATTTTTCTGATTGGAGACGTTGTACCGTTGAAGACTATTATGAACAAGAAAATGATTCTGTAAAAGAATATATGAAGTGGTGTTTGATTATAAAACACAAAAGAGAGAAAGCAAATTTATCAAAAGAAAAACTTCTGAATCTTTTATCAAATAAGACAATTCAAAAAGAGAATCTATCGAATAAAATCGAGTATTGCAAATCGCATAATATTCAATATAATAAAAAAATCGAATTAAGAGAGTTAAGAAAAGACGAACTAAATGATAACAATATCATTTCAGTATTTGAATCTTCCCTTACACGTATTATCGGCATTAAAAAAGACGAATTAACAGATGCTCTTATTGTAGTTCAAGTTTATTATTTTGATGTATTTAAAGATTTATCTTTTTATGGATTTATGTATAATGGCGAAAAATACAGATACTTTACATCTTCTGCTGGTCAAATTCGTAAGAAAAAAGCTGTTTTTATTAAAGAATCAGTATGGAATGAAGTTGAAAAAACAGTCATGTGTGGTCTTACTATTGACAAAATAAATTCAAAAGGTGGAAACAATGTAAATAAACATCTTGCATATATGGCATTGGCGAATTCAGCTACTGACCAGTGGAAGGATTTTGATATAGACAGATGCATTGTTGTGGATGATTTTGAGACGAATGTGCCAGGAGAATTTGATTTTATTGATGAAACTGATTATTCGATTGAGAGAAAAACTGGTACTGTTCCGATTACTCATACTGATGGAGCTGGCATGATATTACCAAGCGGAATGACGAAGAACACAATGTTTCGTGCCCCGTGGGTGAAAGGTTTATTGGGAGTATTTGATTTTAAAAAGTTTATTGAAGTAAATAATTACTCTCCTATTATCACAGATATTTATGGACAAGACCATGATGTAATTGCTGAAGATATTAGAATAATTTTTACAAAAAGTCAATTTAAGATGTATAAGTTTTACGATTCATGGGATGAGTATAAGACATATTTTAAGCAATATCATTGTCAAGCTGGCAGATGTAACACTGAGGAAGATAGAATTAAAAATGCAAAAATCAATTATCAAATGTTACAAACTCTCACAAATGTGACAGACGAAGAGATTGATTTGCTTACAAAGAAGTCTGTAGAACGAATCACAAATATTTGTAACTCTATTGATACCATGAAAGATATTCTTGGAATTACACCTTATAATACAAATATGACAGCTTTTCAAAAAGCGGTAAAGATTTATCCTGCTCTACTCAATGATACATATGCAAAAGACGTGATCCGTGAAGTAAAGAATAGCCTTTTAAAAAAATATAGAAGTGGAAAACTTGAAGTAAATGGAAAATATACTTTCTTACTTCCAGATTATTATGCAGCTTGTGAGTATTGGTTTGGACACATTGATACACCTAAAGGATTATTGGCAGACAAAGAGGTATTTTGTTGGTTATTTAAACAATATGATAAACTTGACTGTCTAAGAAGTCCTCACCTCTACAAAGAACATGCTATTCGTTTCAATGTGGCGAATAAAGTATATGAGGAACGAGTTGATAAAATCAGAGAATGGTTTACAACAAATGCGGTATATACAAGTACATATGACCTGATTAGTAAAATTCTTCAGTTTGATGTTGATGGAGATAAATCACTGGTAGTTGCTGATCCTGATTTTGTAAGAATCGCAGAACGTAATATGAATGGTGTTGTACCACTCTATTATAATATGCGTAAAGCTGAACCAAGAATTTTGAATAATCAGAGTATTTATGAAGGATTAAATGCAGCATTTACAGGTGGAAACATCGGTATTTATAGCAACAATATTTCAAAAATCTGGAATAATGACGTATTTATCAATGGAACAGATGAGGAAAAAGAACATGCAACTAATTGTGTCAAGCGTTTATGCTGTCAGAATAATTTTGTTATTGATTACGCTAAAACATTATACAAGCCTGAGTTTCCAGAAACAATTGGTGAAGAAATCAAAGAGTTTACCAATCAGAAACTTCCTGCATTTTTTGAATACGCCAAAGACAAGGAAAAATCACAAGTTGATGATAGAAATGATAGTTTTGTAAATAAACTCTACTCTCGTATTCCTAATAAATCAATTAATACAAGAGGTATGAAACTTGGAGAATTAAAATATAAGGATATGATGAAAAACCCCGATATTGTATGCTCTAAAGAAGTTTCTAATTTATATGATGAGTTAAACAAGAAGTATCGTTATATGGTTAATATGAAGGATGAATACATTGATAATCTTCATTATGTAGCTTGTTCTATTAGAAACCAGTTTGCTGAACTTGGATATTCGGAAGAAATGATTGCTGATATGCTTGTACAGTATTTATATAAGAATAAAAAACGTGCAAAACAATTATTTTGGTTCTGTTATGGAGAATATGTAGTAGAGAATTTGAAGAATAATATTAAATATAAAGAACCAAAAGTCATTCAATGTATTGATTGCGGTGAGTGGTTTGAAGTTGATAAAAACAATGTAAAGACTTGTAGATGTCCTAAATGTAACATTGAACATAATAGAGAATTAAGAAGATTACAAACAAGAAGATATAGAGAAAATAAAAAATGTAGTAGCTAGGCTTTTGTTAAAAATTCGACCATAAATATTGGGTTATTTTATTATGTTTAAAATTTTGTAACCCATTACTAATGGTCGAAAATTATACTCCAAATGTTTATATATGGAGAACAACATATCATATAGGCATAAGCCTAATTTACAAAGTAAGATATGATTCTATAAACGAATTCGTGCAGTTGGGAGGAATGATTATTTTTGACAATTACACAGGAAAAGATTATTAAAGAAATCGCAGAGAAGGAAGATATAAATGTAGCGACAGTCCGTAAAGTATTCAAAAGGGCAGAGAAATGTATATTCGCCTACCTATCTTCTACTACTCCCACTGATAATACAGTGGTAAAAATTTTAGATGGATTAAGTTTGGAATGTAAATATATTCCAGAAAAAGAAATCCATACATATGATAATATCCAATGTGAGGCAAAAATTTGGACAAAACCAAAAATAACTCGTTATTACAACAGAAAGTTAAATGGATATTTTGATTAAAACAATGAAATCAGCTTTTCTTGGCTGATAAAACAGAGAATATATAATTGTCGAGAGACATTATAACAATGTCCTATACGGACATAATATAACACAAATTAAATTCAGAACAGTGATTTAGATCTCGTATCATACTGAGGCAATAAAGTCCATAGAGACAATGTATGTGGTGCAAGCAGCCATAAATGCTAACTTTAATGTTAAGTTGGTAAACTTACGGATAATCAGCTTATTTGGTGAACTGATAAAATCTAAGAGATTCCATCGCTACTAATTCATTGGCGGTTCTGAACAATTCTAAAGTTCATTTCTAAGATTGGTACATATTCATATTGTACTCCTCTTCTTATAGATCGGTGGCTGTGCTACAGTTTCTGTGGTATGGTCACTGACAATTCTTAATCTCTTATAGCTCAGCTGGTAGAGCATCGCACTGTTAATGCGAAAGTCGTAAGTTCGAGTCTTACTGGGAGAGCTTTTCTACTTTTGTAGGACTGGTTGGTTTCGGATCAGGAGATGTTAAATCTCAAAATAAGCATGGCGACATGTATAAAGTGGTTCTTATCGTATTATAAGGCTGCGACTGTGAAATACAGTTTAACGGAAAACACATAAAATCTACGCCCAACCTTCTATTCAAGGACAACTGTTGGCGAATATGGTTGATTGGTGGGTGTCTTGAAATAGGCACTGTAGTAACACAGAAATGTGGGTATGATTTGTGTACTATTGGTGGGAATACCGCAAGTATAACCGCTGGTAGGATTTTGGTAATATCTCTTAAGTTGAAAAACAGGGATGGAATCAAAAAGTAAGGAGATCGCAATCCGAGCAGGATGGTGATGATTGGGCTGTACTCAAAAGGTACGGATGATCAAATGTACACCTCATCGTCCATAATAAGTACATACTTTTGAAAGAAATCAAATTATTTTAGGTAAATAATATTTAAAAGAAAATTACAAAACAGCAAAAGTGTGTGCGACCGCAAAGAGAAAAACAACTTATTCACCTGTAATATGGTGACATATAGCACTCGCAAGGTGTTATATGAGAAAGTACAAGTACGTGCAACTCTAATAGGCTGCAACCTATGAATCTCGCAAGGAAGAATGTGCAGAAAGAAAATCTATAATACTTTGTGGTAAGAGTTTGCCGATTATGTCAAAATCGGTGTTGTTGCTAACTACAAGCTAATCGCTTGTGTGATAAACTGTGTCCAACCACAGTAAGTGTTAGTGTATTGAGTCAAATATCTCAGCTCATATTAAGTAAGGATCTCATACTTCGGTATGGGATTTTTTATTTTGGGAATTAGTTCAGTTTGGTTAGAACGCCTGATTTGGGTTCAGGAGGTCGTGGGTTCAAATCCTACATTTCCAACTACTATCCTACTTTGTAGGAAATAAATCAAGAAAGAAGTGAAAATTATTAAGTACATTTCAAAAAATGAAATTGAAAAATTATTATCTGAAGGTGTAATTAGAAACACAAGACGAGGGTATGTAGATCGCAGAGGTGAACATATTGGATATTACAAGACTTGTGGTGGAAAGCGTTACATCGAAAATAAGTATGTTAAGTAGGTTCTGCCTATGAAAAATAGAATTGAGTATAAAGATTTTTATATAGACAAGACCGAAAATGGCTTTCGTATCTGTAGAAAAGAAGATACAGAAAAGCATACCCATCTCTCGAATCTTAATCCATCGTATAGACTCATAGACAATGTATTATCAAATAAAATTCCAACTCGTTGTGGATGTTATTATTTGGAGTCACATATTCGTTTGAGTTATGATGAAAATTATATTAAGAAGATTCGTGAGTATATCAAAGTAAAACAGAATAAAACGAAACAAATGTATTTTAATCCTGGCAGAAAGCGTTCTGGTGGGAATTTTTAATTTTATGGAGGAAAAGGAAAATGGCAGCTAGTAAATTAAAGTTCACAAGAACAACTACAGATAAGTTAACAGTAAAGGCAGGTACACTCTCAGAGGATTGTACTACCATTACATATACAGATGAGAATGATGTGGAGCAGGAAGTAAAGGTAACTGATCTGCTTACTTCATTTAAGAATCAGGTAATTGATTTTACTGTTGCATTAAAGACAGATGAGGAGCTGGATGTTCCGTCTGATAAAGAGTAAGGGGTTGGTGACTGATTGTTTAATGTTGAAAAATTCAAAGAAGAACTTTCAAAATATGGACTAACTCTTGAAACATATGACAAGATTATCACAGATATTGATTCAAAAATTGATGGTGAAAATGACTATGATTGGTCAGAAATCAAGGATAAATATGGAATTAACTGCAATTCAGATACCATTCGTAAGTCCTCTTCTACTCCTTTTGGTGGCAAGATGAGAAGTGAATATGAAAAGTATAAAATTGGGTTAAATAAAACAGAGAATATTTCTGATAGTGAATTAGATGTGAAGATTCAGGAACTTCGTAAGGAACGTATCAAGTTACAGACAAGCAATGTTGAAAGATCGAGAATTGACAGAGCTGAAGCACGTCAGGAAATGTATTATGAATATGTTGGTAATGTAGTTCAATCACTCACACCGCCAGAATTTCATCCAATCGAGGACAATATTCATCACGAAATTAATTATCTAGTAGGGTTGGCGGATGTCCATTATGGGGCGGCTTATTGCAGTGTCAATAACGAATATTCACCAGAGGAAGCAAAAAGACGATTTGAATATTTAACTTACAGATTGATCCATTTTGTACAAGATAAGCATATTACAACATTGACAATTGTTTCGTTAGGAGATTTAATCCAAGGCGTTTTGAGACTTAGTGACTTGAAAATTAATGACAGTTCAATTGTAAAGGCTACAGTGGAAATCTGTCGATTGATTGCGAGTATGCTTAATAAATTGTCTACATATACAAAAATTGCATATTATCATACTCCATCTGCTAATCATACTCAACTTAGAGTATTGAATGCCAAAGCATCAGAACTTGCAGATGAAGACTTAGAATATCTTATGGGTAATTATATAAAAGACTTATGTGTAAATAATGAAAGAGTTACTGTTCATTTAGCAAAGGAAGGAAATGATTTTATAGAAGTCTATATTCCTGGTAACGAAATTATTGCTATGCATGGTCATCAGTTAAAAAATATTGAAAATGCTATTAAAGACATAAGTATTTTACATAAAAAGTTCTATGATACGGTGCTTTTAGGACATTATCATTCTGGTAAAGAAATTCCATCTCATGAAGGAATTTTAGGCGATGCAGAGGTTCTTATTAGTCCATCTTTTGTTGGTTCTGATCCATATAGTGATAAGCTATGCAAAGGAAGTAAGGCTTGTGTTAAGGTATATGGTTTTGACAAATTATTTGGACATACTGAGACATATAAAATAATTTTGAATTAAGTAATCTGAAAGAGAAATCAATCAGATAGAGGCTACAGGTTCATAGCCAGTCAACTATCTTTGATACTTGACGAACAATTATATATTGATGAATTACTAATTTCAAGACAAAGTAGACCAAGTACGAGTGACTTGGTTTTATATTATGCATAAGTAACTATGAAAATTGGGCTAATTTTCTACTTTTAATTAGTCCGATTGTATAGAAATTGTGATGTTGCTGTCACAATTGTATGTATCGGAGGGAGTGTACTCAAATGAGACACTACCCTCTTTTGTATTAAAAAAATAAATAATTGAGAAAAAAGGAGAAAATTAAAATGACAAAGAACGAGGTATTAAAGGCAGTAGCAAATAAAGTTGAGGGAGCTTCACAGAAGGATATCGCAGTTATTCTTGATGCTTTTGCTGATGTAATCACAGAGACATTAACAGCAAACCACGCAGAATCAGTTCCTGTTGGAAAGCTTGGAAAGTTTAAGGTTAAGACAGTTCCAGAGCGTAGAGGAAAAATTATGATGGGTGATCGCAAAGGTGAGGAGTATGTAACTCCACAGCATGATGAGATTTGCTTTAAGATGTCAAAGTCTGCAAAACAACTCTAATTCTAAGGTGGTGAAAATATATTAAAAACATTTGGTTTTACAGATACAAATGATTTTGCTGAATTTTTAGCAGATACTTTTGACAAGTTGGATGTTTGTACAAGAGATTATGATGATGATTGTTCAGAAATTGTAGTTGTGGCTAAGTATGATGTGATGAAAGATGTTCTTAATTCTGTTATTAAGAATACGAATTTTAAACTTGCTTCTTGTAACGATTTGAATGATCCTTATTTGGATGGTTATGATGATGCATTTATTCTTAGTATTGATTCTGAAATGAATGTATGTGTTCGGGCTGCCAAGTATGAGGGAAGTGATACTTATATCAATATGGATGAGACAGACATTGTATTTATTCATGGAGATGTGAGTTCAGCTTTTGTTAAGGATAATAAATATTCTGGATGCATTATTCATGAATTCAACATTGGTGAGGACGCTGAAGATGTAGACGATGATTGTGATGGTAATTGTAAGAATTGCAGTTGCAGTGACGTAAGTGATGATTCTCATAAAAATATTACATTTGATAAAGATGAAAACGGAAATATTCACGGATTTACTTCTGTTAAAAGTGATGTTAATGGATATGAAAAGCGTGAATTTTATTCTAGTAAGCCGATTGATTTAAGTGATTTTGACGAATATAATTCGGTTGGAAGATTATTTGATTTGCTTGATTTTATTTTTTAAATATTTAGAGTGTGTGGTGTATGCTACACACTCTTTTTGTATGGGTAGGTCGTATAGCGGCAATTACACCTGACTGTAAATCAGGCGCTTCGGCTTCGTTGGTTCGAGTCCAACCCTGCCCACTAATTATATTAAATATTTATAATAGCGATTTAGTTGAGTAACTACTATCTCGCTATTTTGTTATGAAAGGAAGTGATTTAGTGGCACATGTAACAAGAGTAAAATATTTTACAAAGGATAAGGAAAAATTTATAAATCCTGATAACTTGAAGAAATATAAGAAATATCTCCAATCAAATATTATTAAAAATCAGGATGTTAAAGATACTACATATAAAAGATACGAAGGATTGTTTCGTCATTTTCTTATGTGGTTAGGTGAAAATTATGGCGATTTAGATTTATATTCAGATGAGTTTATGGAAAATGCCGTTGATATTATGGAGAACTATATTATGTTTTGTCAGGAAACACTTCTGAATCATAAAAAGATTATTAACATGAAAATCTCTGCTGTTAGTTCATTCTATATTTGGTCTATGAAGCGTGGCTTCGTTAAGTATCATCCTTTTGATGGTAAACTTGATAGAATGAAGAAAGCTAATGAGGAACATATTTTGAACTCTTACTTCCTTACAGAAGAACAAGTTCAGACAATCCGCAGAGAATTATCTGAAAATGATAAGTATTCAATTCAGGATCAAATTTTATTTGAAGTAAGTTTTGACTCAGCAAATAGAATTGGTGCGTTGTTAAAACTACAATTATCTAAGCTTGACTTGGAACATAATATGTTTGTTGACATAAGGGAAAAAGAGGGTTATCATACGCAGGTTGTTTTTGGGAGTGTTGCAAAAGAACTTATTCAAGAGTGGCTTGAGATGAGAAAGAATGATTATGACCATTTAGAATGTGATTCGTTGTTAATTACAAAATATAAAGGAAAATATAAACCTATGGGTGACAGTGCTATTAGAGACAGAATGAGAAAATATGGTGAAATCATTCAAATTTCTGATTATCGTCCGCATTGCCAACGAAAATCTCGTCTAAATTTGGTTTATGAAGAGACTGGCGATTTAGCTTTAGCAGCCGAGCTTGCCAACCACAAATCGACAGAAACAACCCGTTCCTTCTATTGTAAACCTAAAACTAAAGCAGAAGTTATGGAAAAAATCAATGCTTTAAAAGAGAAAAATGAGGCAGAAAGTAAATAAATCTGAAAAACTTATTATATATAAAGATTAGGTTGCGTCTTTACAGACACGTTGGATGGTGGCATTCAATAGCGTAAAACCTATGTCAACGTAAACCGACATTAATTCCCTAATCTTTTTTACTTTTAAATGGAGAATAATTGTAAGCCGAATGCTCTGAGTTACGCATTCACTAAGGCTCTGTGAAAATCAGACGGACTAACAGACCGATATAACTGCATTATCCAAATAAAGTCCTTATAAACAGGCACGAAAGGTATATATAAAAAGGTGACGACAATGTAGAGAACAAATAAAAGAACCCTTAAATGGGCAACCAAACAGAGAATATATAAGTATCACATTTTAGCATTTGCTATTCATGTAGTATTGTAAGTCCTACTTCTTTCCTACCGACATCTGGGATTATCGGTATCTCTCAACCTTCAGAAATGAGAAGATGTTCGTACTTCTCTACGTTAATGAGAACCTTAATTGTCGGATAAGAGACATGAAACCTTATCGAGAAGTCTTTGCACCGAAGACTGAAAATATGCGGAGAATAATATTGTAAACGGTTACTCATATACATATCATGCATTTGACGTGTAAGACACACGAGTTAGGAATGAGTAAAATGTGGAAGCATGAATTAGGTTGCTGATAAGCGACCATATTCTAAATAACTGCATGTGTACAGTGCAATATCAGCTAGTTAGTGCTTTATGCTGATTTTATTGGCTCGTAGTTCAGTGGTAGAACGGCAGACTGTTAATCTGCATGTCGTAGGTTCAATCCCTACCGAGTCAGCTAGAGATACTTGACTTTATATTTTTCAAAACACTCTGTAAAGGTTATGAAAAATAATTATGGCTCTATGGTATAAAGGTAATTATATCCGACTGTCTATCGGAAGATTTGGGTTCGATTCCCAATAGAGTCGCTGTGTTAGTAGCTTAGTAGGTTAAAGCGTCAGATTGTGGTTCTGAATATCGGGGGTTCAAATCCCACCTAACACCTAATGATTAAAAGGAAAACGAAAAATAAAAGAAAGGAGTATGTGTAATGGCAAGTAGATTATCTATTGAAAATGATAGATTAAAAGTCGGTCAAGTAAAACGAGTAACATCGAATAATGGAAATAAAATTGATTCTATTACTCTTCTGCTTAATGAATCTGTGGAAGTTTTATTTGCACCAAATGGAAATACATTGGAATTTACGGTATCAAATCCGAATATTGATATGAGTAATTTGGACTGTACTATTGATAAAGAAACTTTAAGGGATTTAGTAATCAGTTTCAAAGATGCATACAACCAAATAATTGCAAACGAAAGTGAGGGTACAAATTCATGAAATTAGATCAGAAATTTAATGTAGAAAATGATATTGTAAGTGTAGACATTACGGTTACAAGTCTTGGTACTGCTGATTTGACAAGTGAGCAGGAAAAAGAATTACTTGCAAATTACAATAAGTATATCGAGTATAGCAAAATACAGTTCAAGGGAAATATCAAGCTTAATAATGGCGTTCCAGAAGTAACAACAGATCCAAAAGACGATTCTACTATTGTTGAATTGGAGATTACGGATGTAACAAATGAGAGAAAACTTATCAATGAAGATTTAGCATTTCATTTTGAAAGAGATGTAACAAAATACCCTGATACAGTATTAAATACTGTTCTTGATAAGAAGGAACTGTATGCACAGGCTCAGTGTGTATTATTTGCTACGAAAGTTAAGGAAGCTGTTACTGAGAAGTTGGCTGAAATTCGTGCATTGAATAATACTTTTGAAGGAACTACAGAATATACTCTGTAAAAATAATGGGTGGTACTTTTCCACCCTAAATATGGGGCATTAGTCAAAAGGTAAGACAATGGATTTTCATTCCATGAGTATCGGTTCGAGTCCGTTATGCCCTATTTTTTTATGCGGTAAGCCTGATGTGAAAGCTTATCTTTTGGATGCATACGAAATTTAGTGTGTAAGTTCAACACTTACTACCGCCCTATGCCCTTTGCGGTCTTCGGACTGGTACTGTTGTAACAATAGGATACGTCCTATGCAGTTTAAATGAAAGCTCGCCATTCGAGGATGGAATGAGAAAGGCAATATCATTTTGGAATTTTATCAAATATCAATTTTCTTAACTTGAGTTGATATTTATCATAATGAGATTCCCAATCAAATTCTTTTGTATTATCTAAGATATCTTGTTTGAGATTTTCGAGTTGCTGTTTATCTGTTTTATGCTTCATGATAATCGGTAATTCGTTAATCTCGTTCTCATAAAATAAAATGGTTGCAATAATACAATTCTTATTGGCAAACAACGCAACTAATTCTTGTTTTGTACCCAATACAATTTCAGCAATACCTACTACTCTATTCGTAGTCATAGCTTTACGAAGAAGTTCATATTCGATTTCTGACTCCATTTCAGGAATTAAATAATATGATTTATCTATGAGTAGGTCTGATATTTCCTTTGATTTACAGAAATATTTTATTGAAAGTGTTCTATCTTTGTTTGATGTAATTGATTCTATATCATATTGTTCCAAAATAACATACTTATCTTCTGCATATTTATATCCTTTTACAATATCTTCATTGTGGATTTCTTTATTACAAGATGGACAAAATTTGATATAACGCACTCTTTCTTTGGAGTCTTTGCAGAGTTGATTAAGTTCTATAGAACTATTGTGTGATGTTTTTAACATTTTTACGGGAATATATAAATCTTTGAATTGAATTGCAGTTTTATATGAAGCGTTCATGATAATCTCCTTGGATGTTTTAGTATTAGTATGTGGAGAAAATTGAAAATTATGTATTTGAAAGAGTCATTTCATATGAGATGGCTCTTTTGTTATATACGTCTTTAGTTTAATTGGTTAGAATATCAGACTCCAAATCTGAGAGATGTGGGTTCGACTCCTACAGGGCGTGTTAGCACTATGACAATAGTGCTCTTGAATATGTGGTTCAAATCCACACACCTTATATTTGAAAGAAATGAATGCGCAGATTTTTAGTAGTTTATGAGGTAAGGCGTTGGAATAAGCGAGGTTCGATTCCTCTATTCAAGTTTGTGTGTAAATTGCACTTTCATTGGAAATTTAATATTGGAAATTATGAGAAGTCATTTCGTATGAAGTGGCTTCTTTTTATATTGGAATAAAAGGAGGTGGCTGTTAGTTTGGCTACGACAAAAGAAACACAGCCTACAAAATTAACGGCTGCACAATTAAAGAAGAAAGTTGAAACACAGGAAGAGAAAATCAAGTCTCTCAAAGAGGGAGCTTGGTGCTATATGTGTGATACACATAAAGCTAAAGATAAATTTTATGTAAGTACAGATCCTATGAGTAAAAGTGGTCTTACTCCAATTTGTAAAGACTGTGCAAAAAAGATAGCGTTAAGAACTACAAATGGTGTTGATCAAGAGCCTACGAGGGAATCAGTGCAACTTGCCCTTAGATATTTGGGAAAACCTTTCCTCGAAAAGGTATGGGATTCAAGCATTCAGGAAGTTGAGAATCTTGCTTCTGGAAAAGTTAAATCTAATGTATGGACAGCGTATGCACGTCAAATTGCTATGCCAAATTATATAGGACTAACATACTTTGATTCAGACCATTTTGTTAAGGATAAAACTGAAAATGAATCAGTAAAAGAACTTACGACTGAGGAAGAACTTATTGAATCACATGCTGGGTTGGATACATATGATAGTTTTTTAAAAAACAAAAATGATGTAATTCGATTACTCAGTTATGATCCTTTTGAAAAAGAAGATATAGTCGACCAACCCTTCTTATATTCACAACTATTAGGTCTATTAGATTCTAGTGAAGATGCAAATGAAGACATGATGCGTACCTCTTCCGCTATCTCTATTGTTCGTGGATTCTTACAGCAATCTAAAATTGATGATACCATATCAAAATTAATGTGTGATATTTCTAATATTGAACGCAATTCTGCAACAATTAAATCCCTACAAGAAAGTAAAGGTAAAATAACTTCGGTCATTACAAGTCTTGCTCAAGACAGTTGTATTTCATTAAAGCACAATAAAAATGCTAAAAAAGGTGAAAATACATGGACTGGGAAAATCAAAAAAATTAAGAGTCTTAACCTGCGAAGTGGTGAGGTCAATGGTTTTGATATTGATACATGCAGAGGTATGCAACAGGTTCAGGAAATTAGCGATGCTTCTATTATGAAACAATTGGCACTTGACGAATCTGAATGGTCAGATATGGTTTCTGAAATGCGTGTTGTAAATACTGGTCTTCGTAAAGAAAAGGATGCTTATCAAGAAATTAATAGAATCTTATTGAGAGAAAATCTTGATTTGAGGGATACATTAAAAGAAAATAATTTACTAAACGAAGAACAGTTAAAAGATTTAAAAGATGTTTATTCTGTTTTTGCGGAATTTGACGAAGAGAAAGAATCTCCTGATGAAGAATCAAAGGAGGTTGTTGAAAATGAATCAGAATAAACAAATGATTATGAATTACTATCAGAATGAAATTCTTGATTATGATAAGGATTTTTATAATCAATACGGAATATATGTAAAACCACATGGTTACTCTATTTCTTCTCGTAAAATTGAATCTTATATTCAAATCGCTGAAATCCAAAAATATCTGCAATGCAACCCAGTAAAAGCTATAGATCTCTTTTTCAATATAGAACTTTTAGATGGGCAAGCACTTCTTGTACAAAGAAGTTGGGTTTGCCCAAATGTACTTGCAGTATGTACTCGTGGATATGGTAAAAGTACAGTTATTGACCTTGAGATTATGTCTAAAGATATGTGTTTTTGTAATGTATGGACATATATTGCAAGCGGTACAGGTGGTCAGGCTGAACAAACTTTCACTACTTTGGAACGACTCGCTAATGATAATATTGATACATTTTATGGTTCAACTGGTTCTTTATTCAAGAATGAGATAGAAATCAAAAATGCAGCAGGTGATGGATTTTCACACTCGTCCAATGGGTTTTCCTATTCATGTTATAACGGATCTATGACTAGGACATTGAACGGAAATATAGATGCCAAGAGAGGTATGCGAGGCACAGTAATTTTTGATGAAAGTGGTTTCTTATCTGATGAAATGATGAATGTATACGGTGCATTTGCTGTTGTTAATAAAAGCTTAAAAACAGGTAAAGATGTTGATGGCAATTCAATTGATCCTATCCGTCAAAGATGCTTACCAAGAGATTTGTCATATCAGAAATATTATATAAGTTCAGCTTCCTCAACTGATACTCAATTTTGGAGACTGTATCGTGACTTTTCTAAACAGCAAATTATGGGAAATCCAGATTATTGTGTTTTACATATAGATTGCGAACAAGCATTTAAACCAACTCTTAGGGGAGAATTAGTCACCCCTCTTCTATCTCGAAATACTGTTGAATCGGAAATGAGAACAAATCCCGAAAAAGCAAGGCGTGAATATTATTGTATTTTTACTACTGATGCTGGTACGGATGCAATTATTCGTAGAGGTGTTATCACACGAAATGAAGAAACAAGGAAACCGCTTTTATACAATGATACAGGTGATAAAAAGTTCGTCATTACATATGATCCAGCTAGAAGTCGTGATAATTCAGTAATTCTTGTTGGAGAAATTTATGAATATGAACAAGTTGATGGAAGCATCGACACAAGAATGAGATTGGTAAATTGTATTAATCTTATTGATGTTGGTAAAAAAATCAAATCTCCTATGCAGACACCAGATCAGATTGAATATTTAAAAAAAGTAATTCTTGATTACAATGGTGGAGCTGACGCATATGGGAACATTGTTGGTATATACATTGATGCAGGTAGCGGCGGATCAGGAGTTAATATAGCAGATTATTTGATGCCAGATTGGACGGATTCTGCTGGTATTGTTCACAGAGGATTAATTGATAAGGAATACTCTGCTGATTATGTTAAGAAATTTCCTAATGCAGTAGACAAAGTGCATCTTATGTCTCCTGCTGGTTATAAATCTGAAATGTATGAAGCAATGATTGAATTAATGAATCAAGATAAAATCAGCTTTACCGCACAATATGATCACAAAGGCTATCTCACTGTTTTCGATGTTGATGAAAAGAAGCTGGCTAAAGAGAAAGAAAGAATTTCTACCGAACTCAGGAAGCAAAAAGTTAATGAGAAAGAATTTGAAACTAAGCTTAATGAAGAGTTAGAAAAAATAGAATCAGTTAATACCAAAACTATTAAACTTGATTGGCAAGATGAAATAGCTCTTGCTAATATTGATGCTCTCAAAGAAGAACTTGTGAATATGGTTCGTAAGAAAAGAGACTCAGGAAAAGATTCATTTGAATTGACACCAGAAAAGGCTAATAAACTCCACGATGATCGTGCGTATACGGCTTGTATGGCTTCTTATGCACTTATGTGTGAGCGTAGAAAAGCTATCACTCAAAAGAAACGTCCTGAAACAGATTCAAAAACTCTTTTATCTAAACTCCCAATCCGTCAACCATCACATTCATCATCGTTCTCAAAGCGATTCTAATAAATCAAATAAACTCACATGAAAATAAAAAATCTCAAAGAAAAGGAGGTGTTTACTACATAAATGGCACAACCAAAAAAAGAGATGTCAGAAACATCTCCTAAAACAACTACTACCAAGCGACAACCTACGGCTGCTGAACGAAAGCAGTATATGGAAAAGCTTGAAACACAAAAACAGAAATTTGCCGAAAGCAAACAGGCATTTAAGCAAGTTCGTGATGTAACCAAAACAGTTCGACAGACAACTATTAGTTCTTATAGTAAAGATGATGTCATCAGATATTTACAGAACATAGACAGCTATGAATCTGAATTACGTGGATTATCACGTTATCTTTTCTATCGTTCTCAAGTCTATTTCAGATTGATTATGTATAACGCTACAATGTTCGATCTGAGTTCAAGATATGTTGTTCCTACATATAGTCCAATTGAAGATAATGACAAGGAAACTATTCTAAAAGATTATTACGAAACATTACAGGTTTTAGATAGAATGGATTTACAGAATAGTCTACTTCCTATGTTAATTAATAATTTCATCGAAGATGTTTATTATGGTTGTTGTTGGATAGATGAGACAGGCATATTCATATTAAAAATACCGCCTGAATATTGTAGGATTTCAGGAAAATACTTTACTGGTGATTTTTCATTCAGTGTGGATATGAGCAATTATAAAAAATTTGAAGATATCCTTGATTTTCTTGGAGAACCATTGAGTTCTATGTATAAAGCTTATGGTGGTGATAGTAAAAATAAATGGCAACCTATGCCAGATGAATATGCTTTATGTACAAAGTCAAGAATGGAGTCTTGGGAAACAATTGTACCAATTTACAGTGGACTATTCATTGATTTAATTGGGTTGCTTAATTTGGCTGATGTACAAGCTGTGGCAGATGAACAACAAATTTATAAATTGATTACTGCTACTATTCCAACATTATCAGGTGCAACAGATCCCGATGCATGGTCGGTTAATATTGACTTGGCTGTGGATTATTATAACAAGATGGTTGAAAGTTTACCTGATTATGTAGGTGCTGCAATTACCCCTATCCCACTTGACACTATTTCATTCTCTGACGATCAATCTACTGATACAACAAAAGTTCAAAAGGCTACAAAGGAAGTTTTAAATACTTCTGGTGGAGCACAGATTTTGAACTCTTCTACTATTAGTGGAGCCGAGGCATTCCGTTCAGCAACTCGTGCTGATACAGAATTTGCAATTTCAGCGTTACTTGGTCAGATTCAAGGTTGGACAAATCGTATGCTTGGTTATCAAGTTTCTAATCCTGCTAAAGTGAAATTCTTTGAAGTATCAGCATATACCAAAGACGCTTTTAAGGAATCATTACAGAAAGATTTACAATATGATGCAACAAAAATTCTTGCGATCAACGCACTTAATGGTATTAGCGAATTAGATACATTATCACTTGCATTCTTAGGTAATGACATTCTTGATTTACCAAACAGATTTAAGGTTCTTACTTCTGCTAATACAGTTTCAAATAGCTCTGATGGAACAAAACCAGAGGTTTCTGATACACAGATTTCAGATGAAGGAAGTGAAACTCGTGACCAAAATAAGAATGATAATTAGGAGATAAAAGGATGAAACAGAATTTTATAAAAACTACAGATACTTCTACTGCTGAGAAATTATCTTCTCTTGGTTTTCAGAAGATTGATGTTACTAATGGTATTTATACCTTTTTGAATTCTGGGAAAATTCAGTTTTCAAATGATGATATAGATAAAAGAAAAATTCAGTATAGCAATATGCTGAGTATTTAGCACTCTCCTATCTGAGTGCTTATTAATAATTCAGAAAGGAGGAAATAATGCAAAAGAAATATTTTACAATCGAAGATTTAATTAGTTTCTGTAAGCATAAGAAAATGTACAATTTTTCTTCAAAGGAATCTGGTAAACCACTTTATGTACAAGCAATTCAAGATTTTTCTTCTACTGATATAGAAAAAGCAGAAGATAATAAATTATATGCTAAAGTGCGTGTTTGCCATACATTACTTAATCGTAATGGTAGTTACATATCTGAAGATTCTATGAAGGCTGCAATGCCAAGTCTAAAATATTCTCCACTGCTTGCAAACATTCATCAATTGGATGACGGTTCTTGGGATTTCCATTCTCACGATTACCATATAGAAACAGACGAAAACGGTAATGAAATAACTATATATGATGAAAAACAGGTTGGTACTTTTACATCAGATGAACCTTATCTCGAATATGACAAAGATATGGATAAAACATATGTCGTTGCTCGTGTAGCAATTCCAGAATCATATACTCGTTGTGCAGACATCATTCGTGAAAAAAATGGAACAAAGGTGAGCTGTGAGCTGATTGTATACGAGTGTTCATACAATGCAAAAGAAAAATATCTACAATTAGATGATTTTGAATTTGCAGGATGCACTTGCTTGGGAGCTGAGAAAGATGGAACACCTATTGGTGAGGGGATGCTTGGAAGCAAAATTACGCTCGAAGATTTCAGTGAAGAAAATAACAGTCTAATTAAATTTAACGAAAAAATGGTTGAATTACAAGCACGACTTGAAAAATTAGAGACTGCTTGTTTTGACAATAAAAATAATTCTAAGGAAGGAGGAAACAACGTTAATATGAATAAATTTGAAGAGTTATGTCAGAAGTATGGAAAGACAGTTGATGATATTACGTTCGATTATGAAAATATGTCAGATGAAGAATTAGTTGAAGCATTTGCAAAAGCATTTGATGATACTGATACTACTGATGGCACTACAGATAATACTTCAACGGAAGATACTCCTTCTACAGACGAGGGTGTAGAACCAACTAATGATGAATCAACTGAATCTACTAAAGATGATAGCAAGGAGGATTCAACTACAGATGAATCAACTACTACTCCATCAGATGATGATGAAGTCAAGAAGAAAGTAGATAATTCTGTATCTAATAATACTGTCGAATATTCATTTGTGAAAGATGGAGAAATTAAAAAGTTTGCTGTATCTTTACAGGATAAAATCTATGCTATTCAGGATTTAGTAAACGCTACATATGCAGAGGCAGATAATACATATTATGGTGTCACTGTTTATGATGATTATGTAATCATGTGTGATTGGTGGTCAGGAAGATATTATAAGCAGACTTATAATTCTCAGGAAGACAACTATTCTCTTACTGGTGACAGAGTTGAAGTATATGTTGAGTTTGTTACTGCTGATGAGCAGAAAGAACTTGATGATATGCGTTCAAATTATGCTGAATTAAAAGCATTTAAGGAAACTGTAGAGAAGAATGAGCTTCATGAAAAGCGTGAAAAAATTCTTGCAGACGAGAGATACGAATCTATTTCTACAAAAGATAAAGAAGGAAATTTTGTGAATAAAGATTTTGCTGAACTTTATAAGAATATGGATAACTATTCTCTTGCTGAACTTGAAACACAGGTTAAGGTAATCCATTCTGATTTTATTGCAGAACATTCAACTTTCTCTTCATCAACAGAGGAAAAGAAATCAACTTCTAAGAAGCAATTCGCTAATCCATCTAAAGTTGTTAAATCAAGTAGATATGGAAAATTATTCCAAAACAAATAAACAGAAAAATTAAATAATCATTTTTTTGTTAGGTCGCTTTTATAAAGCGGTCTTTTTTATTTTTATCAAATTTTAAGGAGGAAAAAATAATGGCTTTACGTTATTCAATTGAACAGCATCATGTTTGCTTCCCTACTAAAGTCCTTTCTGAGCGTGTAGGTAGAACATTAAACATGGTAATTAAGACAGACACAGACAATGGTACTGTATGCGGAAAAGGTAAATATGTATCTTTTGATCAGTATGAGGTCGCTGATGCACCTACTACTTTTGAGGGGGAAATTCTTGAGCAGGCTGCTGATGGAAACTGGTATGTAGAAGTTAAGAAGATTGATCCTAATGCACCAGCAATTTTAATTTATGAAGTTCCTACTATTGCAGAAAATTATAATTCTAAGTTTACAGCTACTTCTAATTTCTTCAACGAAGCAAGTGCAAGTAGAACAAAGACTGTTAGAGGTTTTGTTCTTGGTGTAACAGATGTATACGAACTTAGTGCAGATGCATTTGATGGTACACCAGTAGCAGGTAAAAAGGTAACAATCGAAGCTGGTAGCCAGAAACACAAGGTCGCTATTGCGTAAGAAGGGAGGCAAAATATAATGAGTAGAATGAATTTTAGCACACATGTAATGAATGTGTTTAATGATATGAATACATCTTATGATGAAATTAAGAACCTTATGTTTGATTTATATAAGGGAGAACTCGATGAGGGTATTTCTAAAAAGGATGCCGAGGACAAACTTCGTGAAATGTCTCTCAAAATCTTTGGTTTAACAAAGGATGCCAAGAAGAGAGAACGTATTCGTGCGTATGAAGAATTCGGTAGACAGTTCTTCAATGTTATCGAGGAGGTAACAGATTGGACAGTATCTACAGGTCTTAAAGAGAATGAGTGGTTTAATGAGCTTGTAAACTATAGAAATCTTAATGATGGTGATGAGAACTTATTCAAGAATGAGCACGAGGAAGTAATTCTTTCTGTAGCAAGAATGGGTAAGAGACACCATGATACAATGCTTCAGAGATTACCAGAAGGTGAGACATATTCTGTTGAAACTGATCTTTATGGTGCTGCTGTTGGTGCTGATATTGATAAGTACTTAATTGGACAGGAAGATTGGACAAAACTTATTGATGCTATTACAAAAGCATTTGTTGTTATGGTTCAGGATCTTATCTTCGCAGAAGTTCTTAATGCTCCTAAAAAGCTTCCTGTACAGACAGGCTTCGTTGAAACTGGTGCTTTAAATACACAGAACAGAGGCAAGTTCAATAAGGTACTTCAGAATGTATCTGTTGCAAATGACAACGCAGAAGTTGTAATTATGGGTACTATGGTAGGTCTTCAGGAACTTGAAAACCTTGTAAATGTAAACTGGATTGCCGCTTCTCAGAAGGAAGCCGTTGCATCTATGGGTAGACTTGGTAACTATGGTCGCTATCGTCTTGTTGAGATTCCTCAGAGATTCGCAAGAAATGATGTAACAAAGACTATGTATGATGATAATACACTTTGGATTTTCGCTTCTGGTGATAACAAGATGGTTGATATGGTCGATGTTGGTGAGACAATCATTGATGAAATTACCGACAGAGGTGAAGCTAATAGCAATATCGCAGACCTTATGAAGTACGAAGTACAGAGAGAGCTTGGTGTTGCTACTCGTCTTGGTCGTTACTTTGGTCAGTGGAAGATTTCTCAGGACTAATATAATACAACACTTATATAGGAGGGTATGAAAATACTCTCCTATTTTATATGGAAAGAAAGGAAACAAATATGGCTTATACAAAGAAAACTGTTACTAAGACAGAAGAAACAGTTGAAACAAAAGCAACTGAAAAGCCAAAGAAAACTTTTACTGATTCTGACTTTATTTTATGTCGTTCAGTATGTTTTGGCGGTTTAAATATTACATGTCCATCTGGTAATACATATGAATTTAAGGATTATGGAAAGACTTGCGAAATTAACTACAGAGATTTAGTTACTTTGATTCGTAAGGGTTCTGACCATATTTTCTTACCTAGATTCATTATTGAAGATGATGATTTGTTAGCTGATTTCCCTTCAGTTACAAAAGTATATGACAATATGTATACAGCAGAGGATTTATTAGAAATTTTAGATTTACCTAATAGCAGAATGAGAACGGAAATTGAAAAACTTCCTATCGGTGCAAAGGATGTACTTTGTCAGATGGTTGCAGGTGAAATCGCAAATGGACATCTTGATAGTATTTCAAAGGTAAGAACCTTAAGTGAAATTTTTGATTCTGATTTTGATTTGATTAGTAAGTTATTCGTTAAGTAAAGGAGGCTCACAATGACGCTTCCATATGAAACAATTTTTTCACGAACAAGAGGACGAATTTCAGATATGAAAGAACTTTCTCTTGACGAAAACGATCTTAATGAAACATGGACTGAACGCTTACGCATGGTTGCAGGTGATGAACGAGTTATTAGAAAATTCGCTTCATTTAATATGGATGACGAAATCCAACAGATTGAATTTGAGATGCAATATCCTGTTAGCAATTTTGCAGATAAAGAATATGTTATAGGATTGTTTACTCTTGGAATGACAATTGAATGGTTAAAACCGCAGGTTGACTCTGCAAAATTTACTGCTAGAGCTTTAGGAACAAAAGAAGAAAAAAACATGCAGAATCCATATAAAGATATGCAAAGTAGATTGGATACATTACAGCATGAATTTAGTAGAAAACTTGCAAGTCATGGATATATTAATAATTCATATGTGCGAGGTGAATAACTATGGAATATATATATGGTTCGTTCACTAAAAGGCAAATTAAAGAAGCTGCACATGTAATGCACAACGATGTCCATAAGTTATTACTTTATAAGGATAATCGAATAGAAGAAAAAATATTTGAGAATGATGAAGCTTTTCTTATATTTTTTCAGAATGTCATGTTTAAATTTAGTGGAACAAAGACTCTATTTAATAACAATGGAATTATGGTCACATTAATGGCTACTTTGCAAGCTGCTTATGACGAAGTTATATCCGATGAGTTTGATTACATGACATTTCGTAGGGCTATTTTAGATAGTCACAATTATATTAAGCAGATGTTTGAAGGAGGTGTTGGTGATGCCAAGCTTACAGACAGCACGGCGAATCGCTAACGCCAAAACAAATGATGCGAAAACTTTAGGTCAGATTTATAAAGAAGAATCTGACTTTTTGATGGAAGAAACTTGGGATAACAGTGTCACTTCCAAGACTTGTTACATTTATGACTACTTTCATGATGACTTCTTCACAGACGAACATGGAATTACACGTTCACTTGCTGAAGGTATGACATATGAAAATACCAATAAGACAAAGATTGACGCAAAGTTTATTATCAAATCTTATCAGTCAATGGATAAAGATCAAGTGGAATATTATCTTATGTTTCGTCCAAGTCAGCCTGTAAGATTTAATGAGGGTGATGATCTTTATTATTATGAGACTGATTTTAGGAAACGCTATTCTGCGACATTTCCGATAGGACTCTGGGTGGATTTACCTGACGATAGAGGGGTATATCATAAATGGTTAATTTGTAGAAATGAACCTGCAAATCAATTCCCAAAGTATCTGATTTTGCCAGCCAACTACGAACTTATGTGGGTGGAAAAAAATAATGAAAAACGTATCAAGCGTAGAATGTGGTGCGTTTTAAGACAACAAATGTCTTATACATCGGGGGTTTATGTAGACCGTGTATTTGGACATACAGATAACCAAAATAAGTTGATACTGCCAATGAATTCTATCACAGAAAAATTCTGGTATACGGATGATGATTCAAAAAATATGCGAGTAATTGTTAGTGCTTTGATGGAGAATCCTACGGTGTGGAAAATTACAAAATGTGAATCGGCTTCTCCACTTGGGTTACAAAAACTTACATTGTACACCAATTTCTTTAACGAGCATACTGATTATGTCAATCTTGAAACAGGTGAAATGTATGCGAACTATTTTGATTCAGAAATCACCCCAATAGATCCATCTACTCCAACCACTCCCCCATCTTCCATTACAGCAAAAATTTCAGCATCTACTTCAACAATCAAAGTTGGTGGCAGTTATAAAAATCTTACGGTAAATCTATTTAATGATTCCAATGAAGATATCACAACTGAATATACTGATGCAACCTTTACATGGACTTGTTCTGTTGACGATGAAGATTGGACTGATAAAGTAACATGGCGAGTTGGTACAGAGTACAACCAAAAGAAAGTAAAGTTTCCTAACGACAGTTCCGTTATCGGCAAAATATTGTCTGTTAAGTGCAAGATTGTTAAGGATGACTTGTCGATTGAATCTGAAATTTTGCCGTTGGAATTAACTGAATAGGAGGTGTTTTTATTTGGCAGAAAAATTAGTTACAAAGAATGACTTGTTGAATAAGCTTCGTGCATATAAAGAATCTCCTGATGATGATGTAATTCTATACAAGCAAAAAATCAAGAATGCTTTGTTATCAAATCCATGTTTGTTATACTCTCTCAATGATAAAAAGTTAGAGTCTGAATTGTTCGACAAAAATGGAAATATCAATTGGGAGTGGAATGAAGATACAAAGCAATACGAACCTCTTGGTGAATGGGATAGATATTTCGGAAGCGATTCTCTTATTCGTCCATTTTTATTTATTCCAGATACACAGACAACGGTTAAATGTTATTTGTGTTATCAAGTAGGATTTAGAGACACAGCTAGACATAATTCAGGATTAAAAGATACGTTAATTGATTTTGCAATTTTTGTTCATGGTGATGATCGTATAGATAAACTTACTGGTATTCCAAGACACGATCTCATTGGTTCTATTATTAGAGAACGGTTTGCATGGTCTAATATTTTTGGTATGCAAGCTCATCTTGCACAAGATTATGAACAAACAGTTGATAATAATTACGTAGCTCGTTATCTCACATTCCAACTCACAGATTTAAACAGTAAGATTCAAACACCCTATGGTGGAAAATCACAAATGATGAATTACGGTATAAGGCGGTGATTGTTTGGATGTATTAGAAACATTGGATAGTCTTCAATCTGCTGCTGAAGAAGATATAAAAAAGAAACAAGAAAAAAGTCATAATCCAGAATACCATTTTGACAAACTTAAAATGTATTTTGGTGAAGATTATACAATAAATGGTATAACTATTTCAATTCCAACCATAGGAGATATTTTAAATATTGGCGAACCAAAATTTTACCAAGCAATCTCTCCCTTTCTGAGTAATTCTACTTCTATTCGAGTTCTTCTTTATGATGTATTTAAAAAAGACTGGAATAAAACAAAAGATATTGAAGTGTTTTATATCTTATATCAATTGCTCGAAGATAAAGAGCCGTTAAAGCTACTATTCAAAGATTTTAGTTTTGATGGATTTGAACTAATTCAAGCAAGAAAAAATGTTGACGATCCAGAATACAATCATCTTGCGCTTTTAAATCAAGATAAAAATATGATTATTTATGATGATGAATATATGGAAATTGCTGAATTTATTCGAGCGATGATGAATGTTCATCCAAAGGTTGAAAAGGCAAAAGGTAGAACAACAAAACAATGGATTTTACAAGAAGATAGAATGAAAGCAGAACAGGATGATAAAAAGAAAGGCATATCGACTCTTTTACCACTTGTTTCGAGTTGTATAAATCATCCTGGGTTTAAATATAAGTTGGAAGAATTAAAACAAGTGAATATATGTCAGTTTATGGATTCTGTAAACAGAATTCAAAAATACGAACAGGGAACGGCTGCATTACATGGGATCTATGGCGGTATGGTGTCAGCCAAAGATATTCCCGAAGACTTAATCAATTTTATGGGCGAATTATAATCGCTCATTTTTTATTGCATAAAAATAACAATTTTAAAGGAGGAAAATAATTATGGCATTTAAATTAGGTGACGTAATCGTAGATAGACTTCAGTTTGGTTACGGTGCAAAGTCTAATGGTACACCTCTGTATGCTTTAACACAGCTTACACAGGCAAATATTGATATTACTGCTGACTCAACAGATATCAATGATAAGGATGGAAACCTTGTATATCGTAAGTATACAGGTAAGAAAGGTGAGGTTACTGCAACTAACGCATTCCTTAATCTTGCTGTTGTAGAGACTATTTCTGCTACTGATGCCGAGATTGCAACCGCAGATAATGGTATTGTTATGCCGATGATTCAGATCGTAAAAGCTGGCGAGACATTGGATATTACGGGATTTGTTGAAGGTTCTATTCATGTAAATGCTCTTTCTACAAAAGGTTCTATGGGTAAGGACGAATTTAAGAAAGGATCTGCTGCTTCTGCTACTGAATATGCAATTAAGCATACTGATGAGGTAAAAGATCCAGGAGATCAGCATGTAACAACTCCTGCGAGTGATGTATTAACACCGCCTATTGCAGATGGTGAAACTCAGTATATTATAAAGTATAAGAAGACAATTAAGAGTGGAGCAAAGATTACTAATTCTGGTAAAAAGTTCCCTAAGTCTCATGAGTTGTTCTTCAAGGCACTTGTAGTAGATAAGTGTGAAACTGATGTATTAAAAGCAGCTATCATTCATATCCCTTCATTTATGCCAAGTCCTGAATTCTCACTTGCATTACAGGGTGGTGAATCTCAGACGATGGATTATAAGGGTTCTATGATGTTAAATGCTTGCTCTACAGACGGAGAACTTTTCTCTATTTATTATATTGATGAGGAAGAGGACGACATCGAATTATAAGGACACGTAGGGCAGTTAAATTACTGCCCTATTCTTACAAGGAGGAATAATGTCAAAGAAAGAATTGAGAACTTGTGTGCTTTGCGGTAAAACTTATTCGTTTTGTCCAGTTTGTAATCCAGAAGACCGTTTGAAGCCAACATGGTATTTTTGTTGGTGTTCAGATAATTGTCATGAAATTGACGAAGTGACTTCTGCTTTTGAAGATGGACGCATGACAGATATCGAAGCAAAAGCAAAATTAGAAAAATTAGATTTAAGCAGAAAAGAATACTTTGGCGAAAGTTATAAGAATTCTATCGTTTCTATTATGAAGGCAAAAGCACAAGTTATTAAGAAAGAAAATAAAAAGACAGAGGCTAAATCTGTCAAGGATGTTGTTACAAAAGTCGAAAAAGAGGCTGAACGTAATGTTGAATAGTGATTTTTAAATAAGGGATTATGACATACCACTATTCAATGTTGTAATCCCTATTTTTTACGTTATTCAATTGAGGGATAAAAAGGAATGATAATTGAAAGTAATTTAAAACCAAGAAATTACACCGAAAAAGAAGTTGTTCGTATATATAATCGAGATCAACAAACTTTTTACATCGACTCTAATGTTTATCCAGTGGATGTATATACAAGTTATAGCCCCAAATGTGAAAAGAAAATTATAATAATGACTTTTATTAGAAACGACACAAAAGAAGTTTATAAGAAATGGTGTAATCATGAATTAACATAGGAAGGAGGAAACTATTATGGCAGTAACTGAAAAAGATATTACATTGTGTGGTCATGGATCAGGAACACCGTCTACTAAAAATATGTATACATATCTTGAAAGCAGATACAAAAGCATTGCTCCAAACGGAAAACATAAGGGAGTTATTGCAGTAAGACGATTAAAAAAAATTACTGATTCTGGACGAAAAAAGTTTCATGACACATATAAAACTATTCTAGGTCGGAACTCATATAATCAGTCGTTACGATCATATGTATACACTCCATATAAGGGAAAGTATTATTCAGACTGCTCTTCTAGTGGATGTGCTACGTTTAAGAAAATTGGATATAGCGTACCGTTGCTAAATACGGCAGGAATTTATACAAGTTCATTGTTTGAAACTGTTCCAGTAAAGATTAAAAATGGTCATATTACAAATCCTGAAATTTTAAAGGTCGGAGATGCAATATTGTTTGTTGGAACTGATCCGTCTCGTCCAAAGCAGATAGGACATGTTGAGTTTATTTATACAATCACTTCTACAGCTAAGAAGCCTACATCAAATAAAGAAAATTCAAGTTATTATCCTAAGTGCGCAAGCATGTGTACTACTATCTCGTCTGCATTAGATAGTATCAAAGTAGATTCATCAAAAGCACATCGTACTAAAATTGCAAAAGCCAATGGAATTGTTGGGTATGTAGGAAGTTCATATCAAAACACACGACTTCTTTCATTATTAAAAGCAGGAAAACTCAAAAGAGTATAAATTATAGGAGGAAAAGTCATGAATAAAATTAACTGGAAAGTCCGTTTTAATAAAGAAAATATTTTATTTATTTCGCAAGTTATAATTTCTGTTGTAATTCCGATTCTTACGTACTTTGGTTTGCAAGCTTCAGATTTAACAACTTGGTCAAAAGTATGGGAAACATTTGTACAGGCAATTAGTAATCCATATGTAGTAGTAATGGTATTAGTTTCATTATTTAATGCAATTACAGATCCAACAACAAAGGGAATTGGAGATTCTTCTATTGCCCTAACTTACAACAAACCTAAAAATTAAGGCGGTGTGTTATGGATGAAATAAAAGCATTATTTAATCTTCCATATCCAACTATCATAATGGGTGTGTTTATTTTTATTCTTGGTGTTGATAAAATAGTGTATTTATTTTTAAAAATCAAAAAGACTCTTAGGATAAAATTCGGATTTGAAGAAGATAAGGAGACAACCGAAGATCGAATTACTGTTCTTGAAAAACATGATAATTGGCAGTACCGAGAGATAACAAAAGTGTCCAAAGGTATAGAAAATATTGAAACTGAACTATTAGATAATAACTTAGAGAGAAAACGCAAGTATATTTTAGACTTCTGTTCATCTCTTTCTAATGGTCAGAAGCAAAATCGAGAAGCCTTTAACAATGTATTTAAAACATATAAAAATTATGAAGAATTATTAAGTGCTCATAATATGGAAAACGGTCAAGCCGAAGAAAGTATGAAATTTATTTCTGAAAAATATCAAGAATTCTTAAGAAATGGAGAATTTTAGCACTTCTATTATATCATAAATTTTCCTAAGTTAACTTGTAATTTTCTTATATATTATATGTATAAGTAAAATAATTTCATACATACTACATTATATGAAGAATAAAGTTGGAGAATACAGATGCAAATATAATATGTCTATATCAGAATTGTCGAAACGCAGTGGGATGTCTTCTACTGCCATATCTAATCTTGAAAATGAACACACTTCTGATATTCTTTTATCTCATGCAATTACTTTATCTCATATACTACAAGTAGATCTGTATGAACTATTCTGTATTAAACGATAGGAGGAATTGTATAATGGGAATGTATTTTAATTTGATTTGTGAAGAAATGGAAATTACTGGTGGAAAGGTTATTCATATTGATAAGAACATAGGGAATATGGATGAAGTACACAAAGTTGTATGTGAGAATATTGAAGAATATCCCAATGCCAAATGGGAACTTTATCCAATGATTATTAACAAATGACAAAATACATATAACAATTAAATATAAGAACTATGAAAGAGCGGCTTCTTCGGAAGCTGCTCTTTTGTTATGTAAAGGAGTGAAAGGAAATAGCACAGAATCCAGGAAAGGTTTTTGAACAGTCGATTAAAGATTCTGTCCCAAATACATGTTGGATTTATCGCTTCAGGGATAATGCAGCATCGTTTGGGAATGGAAATAATACTAGATTTGCTAGTAGTAATATTTGTGATTATCTTCTATTTGATGATGATTCAAGGACATTGTATTTGCTCGAATTAAAATCAACTCAATCAACAAGTCTTCCATTATCAATGATTAGAGATAATCAAATTAAATCTCTGCAAGAAGCAAGTGAACATAATCTTGTCGCAGGATTTATTTGTAATTTTAGGAATGAAAACAACGACACATTCTTTATAGAAATCTGCGATTTCGTAAAGATGATGGAGAATATAAATAAGAAGTCGTTCAATATTAACGACTTGAAAAATAATAATGCTGTTCAAATAAATAGCAGAAAGAAACGAACTAGATATACATATGACATTCAGAAGTTTGTCAACGAGTCACATTTGTAAAGGAGAAAAAGGAATATGAAACTTTTAGAGTTTGTAGAAAAGTATAACAACATGGCAAATAACACATTAAAGGAACAGTTATTAAGTAAAATCAAAATTACACCATATGTGTCAATCATCAAGAAAGATGCTTACGCACAGTTGATTGTAGATAAGACAACATTTGAGCAAGAATCTTATGATGATAACGGAGTAACAAAATATCGTAAAACAGATAAGATTAGAGTAAATTCTGTTGCTCAGTATGTACAGTTTTGTCGTGCTGTTATTAAATTATATACCGACCTTGAGATTGACGAGGATGATAAAGGATTCATCAAGGGATATGATGCACTTAAATCATCTGGCTTACTTGATGTTTTAATGGTTGGTTCTGATAAAGCTGATCCACTTATTCCTATGAGTGAATTGAGTGAATTTAAAACCATTTTAACAATGAAGCAGTCAGATACTCAGTTTAATGAGACAACTACTCAGGCGTTTATTAGCAAACAGATTGGAAGGATTTCTGATTTGGCAAATGCTACTCTAACACAACTTGTTGATGTTGTAAGTAAAAAACTCGATGAGATTCCAAAAGAAGATTTGGAAGGAAAAATTCTTGAATTTGTTAAGAAAGGTAATTTCAAAGAAGTCTAAGTAAATTCAAATTTCTTGTGAAATAAACAGGCTTTATGCGTGTTACAGCGTATAGAGCTTTTCTTATGGAGAGTGGTGATACTGCTCTCCTATTTTAGTGTGGAAAAATTGAAATTTTTTGAGGTGATGAAATTGGCAAAAAATATGTATGCAGATTTTAAAAAGAAGTTAGACAGAATTGAAAATCATATTGCAGAAGAAGTCGCACCACAAGCAAATGAACTTCTAAAAGAATCTGTTAGATATTCATTAATAGATTGGTACAACGACTATACTCCACAGTCTTATGAAAGAACATATAACTTCATGAAAATTCTTGATTCTACAAGAACACGAGGAAAAGGAAATGTTCTTCGTTTTTCGGTTGATTTAGGTGCAATGGATTCATATGTCGGTTGGCTTGGTCAAAGTTTACAGCCAAGTACAGCTTTCGATTATATGTTTATGGATGGAGAACATGGTAATGGAAAATGGATGATGCATCAATCATTACCTCCGTATATGTATGTTGAACGAGACATTGAAAGTGGATTTGATGGTCGCTTAGACAAAATTATAAATAACAGAATAGAACAAATTTTGAGAAAGTGAGGTAGAAAATGCCAGGTACATATCAGTATGATGTAGAAATTAAATCAAATGTAGCAAAACTACTTTCAGATATGAAACAAGTACAAGACAGATTAGACACTGTTGAGGGCAAAGAATATAAAATCAAATTGAATGTCGATGAAAAGAAATTATCCAGTGTAATTTCTAATCTCGAAAAGATGCTTGATTCTCTTGGTAAAGGAACAGGTGATTTTAAACAGTTTGAGAATTTATCAAAAGAGTTATCAAGTGTTGTCTCAGAAGTACAGAGTTTAAGTAAAGCTTTTGGCAAAGTAGATGATTCTGGTGCTAAAACACTACTCTCTTCTATCCAGAACATTGATAAGTCACTTGCTGAACTAAGTCGGAATATTCTCAATGTTAATAAAAACATGAGCAATATGGGTGGCAATACGGGTGGTGCTGTCAAACAGGTGGAGAATATTAGTAATGCATATCAAGATGCTGCTAAAGAAGCTGAGAAGTTGGCTGATGCACAGAGTAAGATTGGAAAGAAAACGAATATTTCATATACTTCTACAGAATCTGCTACTAATTCCATAAAAGAAGAGAATAGTGTATTAGAGCAGAATACTCAGAAAATTAAGGAAAATACACAGGCAAAAGAACAGAATGCAAATGTAAATCTTAATAAGTATGATAAACGGTTAGATTCTTATAATGGTAAGATTGATAAATACAAGACAACTATTGATAGATTTAATGATGGTGGTTGGTCAAGTGATACATATTTAAAAAATGTACAAGCTGTCAAGAATGCCGTTAATGAGTATGAAACTCTGCTTAATGAATTAAAGGGCAAAGATGCTAGTTTGGTGACAAGTGATGATATTTCCAAATTGGACGAGTATGAAAAGAAAATCAAAGATACTATCGCTACTGTCACTAATATGTCAGCTTCTGAAAAGGGATATAACTTTGTTTCTGGTCAGAAAGAATTAGACAAGATTCACAAACTTCTCAATGAGAATAGTAAGATGTCTTCTGAGGCAAAAGCTAAAATCAAAGCTTACTATGCAGAAATTGAAAGCGGTAATCCTAGTATGAGTCTTGACAAGATTCATGGTGAAATCTTAAAGATTTATAATGCTGAAGTTGAAGCTGGTCGTGCTGGCAGAACATTATGGGACACCTTAAAGAATAGCGGATTCCATCAGATTGCTGCGCAGATGGCAGGAATGGTTGGCGTGTATGATGTTATTAATCTTGGTAAAGAAGGTTTAAGTGTCGTAAGAGAACTTAATACCGCTCTCACAGAAATGCGAAAAGTATCTGATGAATCTTTGCAAAGTTTAAAAAATTATCAGAATACAACATTTGATACGGCAGATGCGGTTGGTACAACTGCAAAACAGATACAGACAAGCACTGCCGACTATATGCGATTGGGTGAGTCGCTTGATGAAGCTTCCGAAAGTGCGAAAACAGCAAATGTACTCCTGAATGTATCTGAATTTAATAATATTGAAGATGCAACTAAGTCACTTGTTGCTATGGGACAAGCGTATAAAGACTTAGATAAAATGACCATTGTTGATAAGCTTAATGAAGTAGGTAATAATTATGCAATATCAACAGATGAATTAGCCACTGCCCTTCAAAAATCATCAGCTACTCTCTCACTCATGGGAAATACGATTGATGAGGCTGCAAGTTTAGTCACTACAGCGAATGCAACGATTCAGGACGCAGATAGTGTTTCAGCAGGTTTACGCACGATTTCTCTTAGATTGGTTGGTACAGAAGAAGCCGAAGAAGAGCTTTCTGCAATGGATGAGGAAGTAGATGCTTTCGTAAAAGCAACAAATTCAAAAAAACAACAGATAATCAAAGATTATACTGCCGTAGCTTCTAACAATTATCAAGGTTTTGATATTCTTGATAGTAATGGAAATTATAAAAATACATATCAAATCCTCCTCGGTATAGCCAAAGTCTATAAAGAGATTCAGGAACAAGATAAAAAATTGGGAACAAATCATGCCACAGCTTTAATTGAAGAATTAGCGGGCAAAAACCGTTCGAATATTGCTTCAGCGATACTGCAAGATCCGACACAGCTTGAAGCTGTTAAGAAATCTTCAGAAGAAGCATTGGGATCAGCAAAAAACGAATTAAACTCTTATCTTGATAGTATTGATGGTAAAATGGCACAGTTGGAGAATCGTGCGCAGGAGTTCTGGTTTAAGGTGATAGACTCCGAAACTATTAAGAATGGTATTGATTTATTATCCACTCTGATTAAAGGTACTACTGATTTTGTAGATACAGTTGGATTGTTACCAACTATTCTTACAGGAATTGGAGCAGCATTATCTTTTAAAAATGTCGGCATTGATACGTTAGTGGCGTATTAATCAAATCATTGTTATTGTTTTGAACGTACCGACATCATAGGGTTTCTAACGGATACGTTAGTTTGGACTATGATAAGTATGCTATACATACGATAAACGAAGACGCAATATGCGAGGAAGGCTGTAAAACTCATGGTACTACTCTATTATAAGGAAACTAAATAGACATAGTAAAAATTCATGAATTCAGTTGGTTCGCAGGGATAGACCTTTAAAATGGTAAGCCCTCAGAGAGTGACAACCGTTGGTGGTAGTTATATGAAACGATGCTACTATAATATGCATTCCGTACTCATGACACGACATGTTAAATGATGTGAACTTATCTCATATCTCGTGTAAATCAGTTTGACCTCTCAGTTCCTAGAGGTAGATAAGATGGAACAAAACCAAGAAATCTTGATTTCAATCGAGTAAAATAGAGAATAATAAAATAGCACCACAAGTTGCTGTTCTTGTAGTGCTAAATTGTCTTTGAGATTACCGAAAATCAAAGACTCTCTATATTGTAACATTGGGGGTAGTACATAAAATTGGTGTATGTACAAATTTATTGTATCAAATTGCCATAATTTTACAATCCAGAACGTAAGTTTGTCGAATAATGCAGAAAGAAAAATATTCAAATTTTGAATAATTCTATTTACAAAATTTTACAATTATGCTATTGTGAAAATATAAAAATTTTTGCATTTTTTGAAGGAGGCAAATTGGATGGAAGATATTAAAACAAGTCCGAAAAGTTTAAGATCGTTGGTTGGTGAAATCAATAAGGGAAAATATAATTTTGACTTACCAATTCAACGTAGAGCTGGTATTTGGAAACCAAAAGAGAAGTCATTGTTTATTGATACTTTGTTAAGAAACTACCCTATTTACCCTGCACTTGTGAATAAACACAGTGACACAAAAGAGATTGATGTAGTTGATTTTAAGCAACGTTTTACTACAATCGCAGCCTTTGCTAATGACGAATTTAAATTATCAAAGAATTTAAAACCATTAACAATTGATGGGACTGAATACGAAATCGCAGGAAAGAAATTTTCTAAGCTTGACGAAACTGTTCAGTCAAGATTTAATGACAGAGATATTTCTATTATAACAATGACAGATGCAACCGAAGAAGAAATTGTTGATATTTTTGAAAGAATAAATATGGGACACCAACTTTCAAACGGACAGAAAAGAAGCACTATTGAAAGCAATGAAGTTAGAGAAATTATTTACTCTATTGCTGATCATCCATTCTTTGAAAAAGTTTTATCTCCTGCCCAGTTTAAAAAGAACCTTGACAGAGATATTGTTATTCAATGTTTAATGCTTACAGAAAAGACAGATAAAAACAATTTTACTTCATTTAGAGATGTAGATATGAATAAATTTATTATGTATTATAATGATAAGATTGCAGATCCAAATGAAAAACAATTTGCAGAAAAGAAAATTGAAAATCTGCGCAAAGCATTAGATAGGTTGAATGAAGAACTTCCAGAAGATGTAAAAATAAAAGCAAGTACAATTCCAATGTGCATTTATGGAATGTACCGTATGGTTAGAGATTCTAAATCTACTTCTAAATATATGGAATGGTTGAACGAATTTTTAGCATCATATGATACGAACTTGGATTATTTGCAATACTGCTCTAATGGTACATCTAATAGTGATATGGTAAATGGACGATTGCAGTTCTTTAAAGATGCTATAAAGGAAATTGGATAAATTATTTTGGAATATTTTTCATATATACAAATTAAGATATATATGATAAAATAGATTAGCGGAGCGTAAACATACGTTCTATATTGCATTATTATTATCTTTGATATATAATAAATGCATAAATAAATTTTGGTAGCTCATATATGAGTGAATATTTATGTTCTGTCAAATGGCAGGAAGGGGGTTTGTTATAAACTCCCTTATTTATTTTTAAAGGAGAAAATGATATGCATAGAGTTATGGTTTTTATTGATTATCAAAATTTTAATATAAATCTTAAAGAACATTATAAAGGCAAAACATTTAAACCAATTAATTATTGGGCTTTAGGTAAGGCGATAAATGAAATAATACCATTTCAATCAGAAGTTTTAAAAACTTATTTATTTGCTTATAAGCCATGCGATGATCTAATGAAGATAGAAAGCTACTCGAAATATTATGAATGGCTTACTAAATTAAAGAAAACACCATATCTTGAAATTATTGAAGGTAGACAAGAATTACGAACTTATGATGATATAAAATTAGATATAAATGATCCTAGAACTTATTATACAGAGGAAAAAGAAACTGATATAAACCTTGCTACTCATATGGTAGCAAAAGGATTTCAAAATGCATATGATATTGCGGTGCTTGTATCGGGAGATACTGATTATATAAAAGTTGTAGAAACATTACACAATATTGGTAAAATTGTTGTAATAGCTCATTTTAAACATCAAAATGTAAGCCGCTATGATGATATTTGCGATTCAAATATTATTCTATATGATAATGTATTAAATCAAGCAGTAAACAAGAAATATAATGAAACAAAAGAGCAGGACTAATCTCCTGCTCTTTTACTATGTATGTGTTTTTGTTAAATTTATGGATTACAAACACTACAAGGTTCATATCCTTCTGCTATAGCATCGTTTATATCAATTGCAATTTTACTATTCCATAAATATCTACATCCATCTTTATGATATTTTGAGCCATTTTCGGTGATATAAACTGTATATGTATTATTTTCTTCAGAATAATCATTATTATAATAATCACTGTCATAATAAGCATCTTCATATGATTTATAAGATTCTATTTGTTTTTTAAGATCAGAAATTGTATCATCTTTTTCGTCAAGAAGCTTATTTAGATCATCTATTGTAGATTGTTTGTCTTTTAAATTAGACAGTTGCTTATCCTTTTCGTTTAATTTTATTTCTAATCCGATTCTATTGTTTGTTAATTCTTTTATTCTGGACAAATATTCATTGTTTTTTGATTTTAAATTCGATTTTTCTTTTTGTAACTTTGAATTTTTTGATTTAAGTTCAATTATTTGATTATTTTCTGAATTTAATTCGTATAAAGAGTAAATATCTGTACCAGTTAATATAGTGATAATTAAAAGTAGAAAAATTACAAGCTTCTTTTCTTTTGTGAATTTTTTCATAATTAAAACTTCCTTATAGCTGTTGAAATAAATATATCTAAAAAGAGAATATATAAATATGAGGATAACATAATGTCATCCTCATACCATTGTGCACCGTGTTACACTAAACACTCAAATTTTCTAGCAGAAATTAAAATAATTATGTAAGTTATTTGCGTTTAATTTTGAACCAGAGATGTTTGCCAGCATGTAGTTCAAAATACTTTACACTTCTTACAACATTGCAAGCTAATAATATCGCAATTATTGCAAGTAAGGTAAACGCAAAGGCAATTGCGATCGTGCAAAAACACGAAAGCAAAATTGTAAAAATCTGTTCCATATCTCACCTCCCTTCTACTACAATATATTTATGGTTAATATCCCTTACAGCCAGTAAGGAATTATCCATCTTGTTGCTTAAGCTGTATAATGATGGGGCAATTGGTATATCGTCTTCCCTTCTTGGACTTTGCGTCCGTTAAATAGACTGATAACCAGCTCCTCATTCGCAGCGTTCGTTTTATGCAGGTTGAATCGCCATAGGTGCATTCGCGTCACACCACAGTAGATTGAATAGGCAATGAGTAAAACTGGTATTTATCCATTGCAATAATCTTAAGGAGTGACAATTTATGAACGCAGTAGGTATCGATGTTTCAAAAGGTAAGAGTATGGTTGCTATCATGCGACCTTTCGGTGAAATTGTTTCCGCACCTTTCGAAATCAAACACACAGCCAGTGATATCAATTCACTTGTAGAACTCATCAACTCTGTTGAAGGTGAGTCCCGAATCGTGATGGAGCACACAGGACGTTACTATGAAGCCCTCGCCCATCAGCTTTCAGAGGCAAATCTTTTCGTCAGTGCCATTAACCCAAAACTTATCAAAGACTTTGATAATGATTCTCTTCGTAAAGTGAAATCTGATAAAGCGGATGCTATTAAGATTGCCCGATATGCTCTTGACAAATGGCAAAATCTTAAACAGTATAATGTTATGGATGAATTACGCAATCAGCTCAAAACCATGAACCGTCAGTTCGGCTTTTACATGAAGCACAAGACGGCTATGAAAAATAATCTTATCGGCATCCTTGACCAAACCTATCCTGGTGTTAATACTTACTTTGACAGTCCTGCACGCAGTGACGGCAGCCAGAAATGGGTTGATTTTGCATCTACATACT